GTAAACGGCGCTCGTAACATTTTAGCGGCGGGGCACGCCGTTCTTGCCTGTGGAGGGATGGTGCAGTCAGGCCGCCCGTTGAAGCAGGAACCCACCGAAATGATTCAGGCGACAGCCTGAACGTAGCAGGAATCCACGCCCTTCAGAGCGTGGAGGATGTCAAATAGCCGTATTGATGGTTCAGGCTACAGAAACATATGGGTTGTTGGTGATCTGCATGGTTGCTACACCAGATTGATGTCTGAACTTCATCGTGTGGACTTTGACCCGACACAGGATTTACTGATATCGGTTGGCGACCTTATCGATCGCGACACCGAAAATGTTGAATGCCTGGAGCTATTGCAGATGCCCTGGTTTCGGTCGGTTATGGGAAACCACGAGCGATTAATGATCGATGCGTTAAGCCCAGCTGGAAACGTGAATAACTGGCTAATGAATGGCGGCCAGTGGTTCTTTATGCTGGATAGTGATAAGAAAGTTTTAGCCAGGGCGCTGGTGGAGCTGGTAAGGCAATTGCCTCATATCATTGAGCTGAACACCGGGCAGGAGACTATTGTCATTGCTCATGCTGACTATCCGGATAGAGAGTATCAGTTCGGTAAGGCTGTGCCGCTTTTCAATGTCATCTGGTCGCGCGACCGTGTTAGTGATTCGATAGATGGCATCGGTGAAGAAATTACAGGTGCAGATCGCTTTATCTTCGGACACACCCCGGCTAAAAGCCCAAAAGCATTCTGGAACCAGCATTATATCGATACTGGTGCTGTATTTTGCGGAAACCTGACGCTAATGCAGGTGAAGGGAGGGCAGCTTAAAGTCTGATCAAATCATTTACGCACACAAACGCGTTAGAATATTGATTTTAGTTTTCTAACATATTATTTTACCGCTCGGAACAAAACAGAGTCGGTATACATTATGAGTGCAATAATCACACCTCATTTCGTGAACGGAGCTGGTGTGGCTGTCTTTCCGGTAGACAAGCCCACCAGTAACTACATTGGCGCAGGTCGCCGTTTCATTATCTCCCCACTTCCGCGTGAACAGGCTGAAAACACGCCAGATGGCGTAGTGGATCTGAACTATTCGCTGGTTGCCAACCAGTCTCTGAAACCGTTTTTTCAAAGCGAGCGCGTATTTAACGCGTTGGGCGGTGAAGATTCGCTCGTTCATTGGGTAAGTTCCAATATCCACGATTGCCAGGCGCACGATAAGCGCGATTGCAGCCACCAGCTAACCACTCATTTCTATAACGGCTCTGCCGTTCGCCTGTGCTGGAAGCATGATGCGGAATACATGATGAAGGGGTACAGCAAGCTGGACGACCAGTTATCCCTGAATCGTGCCAACTGGGTTATGAACTGGGCTGCGAGCGAGTTAAAACTACCGCCAGAACGCGATCTGAGCATGGTTGAACTCACTTTTTGGGCCATTCGCCGGAATCTGAAAGATGAGCTGCCAGATGAAGCCGGGCGCATTGCATTTTGTCAGCCAAAAACTGAAATCCCTACCGGTACGCTGAAAGAATCAGATATCACCTGGGAGCACAGTACCCGCGAGCTGGTGGACATAACCGCAGAGCAGATCGTCAACCTGTCTGTAGATGAGGATTCCGGCCTGCTTTATATGCGCCGACCAAAAGCGGCCCTCGGTAAAAGCCCAGCTTATCTCAGGTTTGTGGTTTCTCGTCCGTGCATCGGATGCGGTGGCAAAGTTAACCACCCGTTCATGTACCGCGCCCGCTCGTTAAACGAACACGACCGCTGGGCTGTTCCTCTTTGCGATGACTGCGCCAGAAGCGCAGAAAACGATGTCCGGGCATGGGAAAAAGCACATGGCATACGCCTTTACGTAGCCGCCAACCAGCTTTTCGACTTCGCCATCGAGCGCGGAGTGATCACGTTCAATAACTGATGGGAACAATGCAATGAGTCAAGGTAATGGTGACGGAGCTGCAAAGTGCAGAATCTCCACTTGTTTGATTAATGACAAAAAAATAGAACCGTGCGCGGCGTTGGCACAATCCCTGGAGCAGGATGCTGAATACACGACGCGGAAAGGTCTGCTGAAATACAAAATCTATAACCATGAATTAATTCATTCACAAGACCTGATCATGCTGCGGTCTGGTGAATTTTCTAAATCACCGATTCGAGTTTCATTTTGCCCGTTCTGTGGTGAAAGTCTGAAAACGTGGGAAGCGGAGGCAACCAGTGAATAACCGCTTTTACCTGATGTGCTTGCGTGAAACTGTGGGTAATAACGCCTCATTCCATTGCCATAACGGCAATGGTTACAGTTCTGATATCGATCGCGCTCATGTTTACACGCTGGAAGAAGCCCAAAAAGCCTGGAATTGTGGGCGAGATATCGATCAGCCTGTTTGCGCGGATAGCGTGGATGCAATGGCAGTGTGGCACGTTGATTGCCAGTACATCCCTACAGAAAGCCTGATTGAGTCAGATTGCACTGCGTATGTGGCCTACAAAAAAGGTAGCTGGAACGGCAACGATGTTTACTGGCTTCAACACGGTGGATTGCCAACAGATGACTTCAGTAAAGCGACCATCTTTAGCGTCGCCAACAAAAACGAACCAGGAATAGTTTGGTTGCCATTTTCCATTGCTGATGCAGCAAAGCGCCGGACGTTCAATATCAATAAATTTAACCGCAGAACAATGGTTCAGGGCGCAGGTTTGGTCATGCCTGACTGGTTGAAAAAGCAGAACAGAAGAAAGAAGTCGCGAAGCGGGAAGGTGCGTTGGAATTGTCCGCATTGCGGAAAAATCACCTGGCAGTACAGCCCATATGATTTTGAAGGCTGTCGTGATTACAACTGTGAAGGATGGCGAGAATGACAATTGACTATCAGGTACTGCGTGAGGCGGCAGAAAAGGCAACACCAGACGAATGGGTCGCATTTATTTCGCCGGGTACTGGTACATATGCGGTGCATACACCCGGTGATAAACGATGTGGAGACGTTATCAAATGGCCCGGCTTTGATGGACAGGAAAACGCAGAGAATAACGCTCGTTATGTTGCCGCGTTCAACCCAAAGGTTGCACTGGAGCTGCTTGGTGAAATTAAGCGCCTGGAGGACACAAATATTGATGCTATGTGTCGAATTGCAGAGCTTGAGACTAATCTCGCGGCGCTGGTGGCGGAGAATGCGGGGCTTAAGGCCTTCAAAACCGCCGTTTATCAGCAGATGGGCGTCGGATGTGATGCTCCTGAATTCTCCATTACGGTAGGTTTGAGTAACTTACGTCGTTTTGCTGACACACTCCACGCCATTGAGCGTGAGTTCTTTACCAAAGAGCTACCTGATGAAGAGCACGAAGGCGAAACATTCAATGAATGTCCACTTAGCTGGGGAATGAGCGTCGAACAGTACGTTTCCGAGTTTCGCAAATGCCTGGCTGAAGTGCGGGCGCAGGGGGTAGATATGGCTCGTAACGCGATGATTGATTTTGTTGATGGTGAAGTGGGGCCAAACAAGAACGTTCCGGGGCTGATTAGAGGCGCAGAGATATGCGTAAGTATTGCTGAACAGCTTCGCAAAGGAGGCGACCAGTGAGCAAGATTGACTATCAGGCGCTGCGTGAGATAGCAGAAAAGGCAACACCAGACGAATGGGTCGCATTTATTTCGACGGATACTGGTACTTATGCGGTGCACACGCCCGGTGATGAACGATGTGAAGACGTTATCAAATGGACCGGCTTTGATGGACAGAAAAATGCAGAGAACAACGCTCGTTATGTTGCCGCGTTCAACCCAAAGGTTGCTTTGGCACTACTGGATGAACGGGAAAGGAACCAGCAATACATCAAATCCCGTGACCAGGAGAACGAGGATATTGCGCTAACGGTTGGGAGGCTGCGCGTTGAGCTGGAAGGCAAAGACAGCAAAATAGCCAATCTTACCGCCGAACGCGATGCTCTTCGTGAAGGTGAGATGGGCGACGCTAGGCATAGCAACACACGGGCCGCAGCTGATATCTACTTCCAACTGGTCGAGGAGTGCGAAATTCCTGCTGGCGGATCTCTGGTCGAGTACGTTGACGATATGCGCGAGAAGCTGGAAGCCGCAGAGAAGCGCATTGCAGAGTTAGAAAGTGGTTCTCAGGCACAAAAGTTAGTTGAAGCAATCATTGTTGCGATAGAAAACGAACAGGAAAGGCTTTTTGATGAAGATTACCTAATGGATTCGAAAGAATGCATTGCCGTAATTCGTGAAGAAGTAAAGCGATGGAATGATTCCCGTGCCGCTGGCATTCGCATCAAAGGAGAGTGATATGGCTAAGTACATCGTGACTATCGAAGGATTTAATGATTGCAAGGTTGTTGAGTTTGAAGCAGACACGCCAGAGGATGCCGAAGAAATAGGCAGAGACATATTCTATGAAGAATGCAACTACGGCGTATCACCTGCTACAGAGGACTAACACATGACCACTTTAACCGACAAAGAACTGATTAAAGAAATCAAAGAGCGCATAGGCAGCTTGGACGTTCGAGACAATATTGAGCGCCGTGCTTATGAAATCGCACTGGCATCGCTGGAAGCAGAGCCGGTGGCGTGGATGCGTGATGACGCAGATGGTCGTGAGTATAACGCTCGCAATGAATTTTCTGGTGGAGGGGGAGGAGTTCCACTCTACGCCACCCCTCCAGCGCCAGTAGTACCGGAAGAAAAACCAATGCCTAATCCTCTTAGCATGTACGCGGTTGATGCTGTTGCCGCTATTGCAGAGGTGAGAGGCTGGAACGCCTGCCGTGCCGCTATGCTTCAGGGGAAAGGAGACTGATATGGATAAAAACACCACTGCTTACTGGAATCTGTCACTTGATACCGAATGCCCAAAATGCGGTCACAATTTCGATCTGCTTTGTGACGCTGATTTCTGGGAGTTTTCTGGAGCTAAACAGGCATGTGAAGAAATAAAAGGTTACGAAACATGCTGTCCAGAATGTAACCATGAATTTAAAACAGATTTCGTGTATTGAGGCATAACAAATGACCACTATTACCAGAGAACAGGCACAGAAAATTATTGAAGCAGCCGATGAGGTTATTAGTGCGCTTGCCGGAACTAACGAGGATGTTCACCCTGGTAGCGATAACATGCTACGCCTGTGGGATGACCTGAATGACCGTTACGCGCCCCCTGAAGTTGTGCGTGAGCTGGCACGAATTGCACTGGCATCACTGGAAGCAGAGCCTGTAAGCCAAACTTACAACTTGCCAGAATTAATCGAAGGGATGGAAGTTTCCATTGATGTAAGCACTTGTGATGCTGATTTAGGTAATCGCTATTTCGGTACCGTCACCGAGGCGTTAGAACTTGATACAGCCAAGAATGGTTACATCCTCCTAGTTCAGGACGCAGAGCCAAACTTCGATGTAAATGGCAACTCTCCGGTAATTCCGGGCGGTTGGATAAGCTGTAGTGAGCGAATGCCGGATAGCAAAACAGCCGTTCTTGTTGCCAGGGAGTTTGACAGGAAAGGTGACTGGCGAATGAAATGGGCGACTTACATCCCGGGGCATCCTGACGCTAATGATGGGTGGATCATTCCTGGGGCGTCGTGGAAACCGTCACACTGGATGCCGCTACCAGAACCGCCGCAGGAGGTTAACCGTGGCTAACCTTCAACTGGCAGTTAACGGTGAATATTTCGACCAGATGAAGTCTGGAGAGAAAACGGAAGAGTATCGCTTGTGTAATGACTACTGGAATAAGCGAATTCTGTTCCGCGAGTATGACCGCCTGATTATCACAAAGGGATATCCGAAGCGCGATGATTCCAGCCGCAGAATAGACGTCCCGTATGACGGATATGAAATCAAGACAATCACGCATCCCCACTTCGGCGATAAACCGGTAAAGGTTTACGCGATAAAGGTAAATATCAATGGCTAAATTTCAAAGAAATATTATTTTTCTGGCAATGTTATCTGCCTGTCATTTATCTCATGCATCGGTTATTGCTGCGGGAGCTGCGGCAACCGCTGTAATTAGCGCCTCAGCCGCCAGCGAGCATGAGCAACGTACTGCAATCAATGCATCTGCCAATACCACCACGGTATCAGTAACACAAGAAAAGCCGAATATCGGATTTGTTACTTGTGGCAAGCGATATGGTGAAATGGTTGGCTCTCTTGGTTGCGTAATGTGGCAAGACGACGACCGAACAGAAATTCCGTGGAACTCATGGCCTGGCTACATTCTTGGTAAGAAGCTGCCCACCAGCTATGAAGTAAATGCTATTTCGTTCGACCAATATAACAGTGTTGCAACGGTCTATTTCTCTTATTAACACGGAGTAATTATGTGGCGCGGTAATAATCATGGTGGAAGCCAGATGATACTTACCGAATATCAGCTCGACCACAAAACCAATAAATCACGCTCAGTATATTTGCTTCGGCACAATAGCCGCGTAAGGAATACAGTGCTGGAGCAAAATCTGACCGTTGAAATGGATAATTCGGGGAACTTCAAGCCAACAATTTCGCTTGATGATTTTCCGCGTGGTTTAAGCGAAAGAGAAGCCATGCTGAAATTAGCAGAATGGCTTCAGAGGTTAAGTATTGTTATTGAAGATAACTGGAGTCAACCATAATGAAAAATAATAAATCTTTTGATTTTACCCCATTATTACATGCGGCTTGTGCCGTTTTAGCTCAGGTGATTATGGGCACATTAACTGGTAACTGGATTTATGGAGCAATAGCAGGGATCACGTTCTTTATTGCGCGCGAACACACCCAGGCTGAATACCGATGGATAAACAAGTTCGGGAACGGTAAGCGCAGCAATATGCCCTGGTGGGGCGGTTTCGATCCGCGCGTATGGGATATGGCGAGCTTGCAGGATTTTACCGTCCCTACTGTCGCCTGCCTTTGGGTTTTGGTTTTTGTGTATCTATGATGGTGATCGATATGAGGATAACTAAAACTCGTTTATTGGACATTATCGCACGAATAGAAATGTATGGTCACGGTGCTGGATATACGGCAGATGAAGTATTGGCACTTGCCCAAATGGCTTTGGCGGCTTGCAAAGATGATAAAAAAATGAAGTTTATCGACTTGTTAGTGAAGGAGCTGCCTAAGTGCGGCGGGTGGCCTTATGGAATGAGTTACTGTTACCTACCCAGTGTCAATTTAATGGCACCATGCGCGACTTTTGCTTTTGGCTCAGACCACAAAAAAGACACTTTCTTTGGGCGCAATTTTTGTTGTGAGATTGAGCTTCCAATTGGTGACCTTGATAGCGATGAATACCAGTCAGTTGTCACTCGCGAACAATACGAATCAGCTCTCATAGCGTCGCAGAAAGTCGAGTTCAATGGTGATGAACTTGAAAGTAAGACTTACAGGTTGGATTTTGGGCAATGGCTGGAACAGCAACGCGGGAAAATCGATGTGGACTGTGGTTGTGTGTCCACTGAAACATTCATGCACTGGTTGCGGGTAGCTTATGAGGCTGGGAACCATCCGGTTCTTCCGGATAGTTCCCAACAAGCGCCCAGGAAAAGCGTAAAAACCACTCTGGAAAGAGGCTATCTTGAGGCCGCATTAAAGATTAAGCCGGGCCATACGCTAGGCGTCATTGATGCCATGTTGGTTCATGAAATGGCTAAGGCTTTATTGCCGCTGGTGGCTGATAAAATTCCGAATAAGGCCGATATCTGATCACCATGCTAAAATCCCCTCAATTCACAGAGGGGATTTTTGTATATGTTGCATAGAGTTTTATGGAAAAGCGTTATTGTCGGCGCGATCTTGGCTATGTCTGGGTGTGCAATGGTGCAATACAACGACGGTGAAAAGGTAAGCATCCAGTCAGATGGCTGGTATGGGCTGGATAGTCTGCAAAAAACCGCAGATAAAGCCTGTCAGCAATATGGGAAGTCTAAAGCCGTATATCAGCATAGCGCGAACGCTAATCCCCATCTCGCGCCCGGTACGGGCGTTCAGAACACCATTTGGAAATGCGAACCATAATGCTGGTGGCATCTTTGTTACAAAGAGGAACACCTGCTCTCAATGCAGGGGATGAGATTTAACGAAATCGATCACCTTATCTTGAACTTCGGAAAGAAGGTATTTTTCACGACCCAGGACGTCAGGATATTGACGTTCTGGCCTTACCAGATGCCGGAGCTTCCCATTAAGCAGAATGGCCTCAGAAAACACTTTTACGCTGTGCTTTATCCCCTCTGTTTCACTTTTCAGCGTCAAAATAAAGCGCAATTGCTTGTTAGCCTGATTCAGATTCAATACCCGAATTTGCAGTTCGTCTATGCTATTTCGCAATGGGATTGATGCCACCACACTGGTGCAGTCTCTGATTGTCTGAATTGAACGGCTAACATTGAGAACGTTATTGTGCATGTGCCTGATCCACTAACTCCGGGAGGTTTCTTGTGTCAGATCGAAATATAGCAGCTAAAAGCCAGGAAGAGCGAGACAAGGTGAACGTAGACCTTGCCGCCAGCGGCGTTGCTTACAAAGAACGGCTGAATATACCTGTGATTGCAGAGCAGGTGGCCCGTGAGCAACCGGAAAACCTGCGCGCCTATTTCATGGAACGGCTACGGCACTACCGGCAGTTAAGCCTCCAGTTGCCAAAAGGGAGCGATCCGGTGTATCAGAACGAGGATGCACCAAAAAAATAACGGCAAGATGGGGGAGAAATGTGATTAGCCCCCAGCGTGGCGCGCCTACAAACCCCGCTTTCACAAACTATGCCTTTTCAATGTATACTGTATAAATAAACAGTATCATTGAGGTAAAACGCTATGGGCTTCCCTTCTCCTGCGGCGGATTATGTTGAAAGCCGAATTTCTCTTGATCAGCAACTAATCAGGCATCCATCAGCAACCTACTTCATGCGGGCATCTGATAGCCATCACCGTGAGGGAATATTGCAGGGTGCTTTGCTGGTGGTTGATTCCTCGCTTACTCCGGTTGATGGTTCTCTGCTTGTGTGCGCTATGGAGGGTGAATATCGCATAAAGAGATACAGGAAGTATCCGCGCCAGCACCTGGAGGATTTAAGCACCGGGAGGAAAGAGGCGTTACCAGTGGATGACGATGGATGCACGGGGAGTAATGCTGTTTTTGGTGTGATCACTCATGTCATCAATGATGTCCGAAGTGGGGAATTTGATGATTGTCCGGTGATTTAAGCTGCAAAGTGCTGGTGCTTTATACCTGTGAAGTTTATAGTTGTGTACACATAACGAGTACATGAGGTGTTTATGCAATCCATTAACTTCCGTACCGCGCGCGGCAACCTTTCTGAAGTGCTCAACAATGTTGAAGCCGGGGAAGAGGTTGAAATCACCCGCAGAGGCCGAGAGCCAGCAGTAATTGTCAGCAAGGCTACTTTTGAAGCCTACAAAAAAGCGGCGCTGGATGCTGAATTTGCATCCCTGTTTGACACCCTGGACTCCACCAACAAGGAACTGGTTAACCGATAATGAGGCATATATCACCGGAAGAACTTATTGCGCTTCATGATGCGAATATAAGCCGCTACGGCGGCCTGCCGGGAATGTCAGATCCGGGTAGGGCAGAGGCCATTATCGGGAGAGTTCAGGCCAGAGTTGCCTACGAAGAGATCACCGACCTTTTCGAAGTCTCCGCCACCTACCTGGTGGCTACGGCGAGAGGGCATATATTCAATGATGCCAATAAGCGTACCGCGCTAAACAGTGCGCTGCTATTTCTACGCCGTAACGGTATACAGGTATATGATTCTCCCGTGCTGGTGGAACTTGCGGTGGGGGCCGCAACTGGTGAAATCCCCGTATCTTCAGTAGCGGAAAAACTACGTGAATTATTTGGTTCCAATATTTGAAAAGAAGCCCGCTCAACCAGGCGGGCTTCCTACTATCACTCAATGATTTTTTCTGCTGTCAGCCAGCTAATTCGGTGATGTTTTTAGGCGTCAGCATCCTCCGCTACCTCTGCTTCAACATCAGCCACGGCTTCATCGGACGGTTCTTCTTTGGCCTGCTCTGCAATCGCCGCACGGCATTTGGCCCTTGCTGTGGCGATTGCTTCAGCACGCACATCATCAGGAATCGTTGACGTGATATACATATCCAGTTCTTCGGCGCGGAACACTGTTTGGTCCAGATATTCGCGTAGCATCCAGGTAAATTCGAAATCACACGCGATAATCTCTGCGCTACCTTCTGCACCATTTGGGAAATGAATAAAAGCCTGTTTAGCCAAACCGATAACACGACATGCGGTTGCCAAAACAGCGGCAACCAGGTTTACATTTTCACACGCTACGGGCTGATTAACGCCGGAGATTACTCCATTTAACTGTCGGTTATATGGAAGGTAGTTTGAGATGCGTTCTACGCGCCATGTGCCAGTCAGGCTGCCATTCTTAAAGATAATTGGTGTAACGGATAGCCCAAGCTCGCGTATAAGTCGTTGCGCTATAGCAGGATCATTAAACATGTCTAATGCTACACATTCGAAAGACTGTGCAAGGGTAAACAGTTCTTCCAGAGAGTAGTCTTTGCCCCTGGCGGTGATGTAACGATGAACGCCGCTTTCTGCATCACTCCATATAGCTACGCCATGCTCTTCATTCAGCTCTTCATTAAAGCCGAGATACGTCATGATAGTACGTTCAATCGTGTCAAACGGCAGTGACATGTCGGCGTTAACAGCCACCAGCAGGCCATTACGCAAGCGGTATTGAATTGCTTTAGTATTTTCCACGTTAAATCACTCCACTACAAACCAGTCACATGCCAGTAAGTCGCCTACAGAAGGCAACCACGGAACAACTACACCTTGTGCATTTTTTAAGGCGAAATAAGCACCATACGGAACGAGATCGCCGGGGAAATATCCCTTAATGGCTTCCATTCGTGCCGGGTACTGTCCTTCAGGAACCAGCCAGCAGAATTGGTTTTCGCCGTTCCACCCGCGCCGGGCAACTTTCTTGCCATCCTTCAGCCACATCAGCGCGTCAGAAAAGTCGGCTGCTTCAAGGTCGATTTCTTCTTGTAGAGTAGCGATACCGCCAGCAGAAATAGTTACGTCCCTGGCTGTAATGAATGTCACCCCATTGTGACCTTCAATGCTGAGCGATACCCCATTTTCGGAGGCGTCGTTAACCCGGCTATAGCATTTTTCAAATGCTTTCTCTGGCACATAGACCAGATAGCCATTTTCAGCAGTGACGAGATATCCTCCTATTTGCGGTCGGAATTTTTCCAAGAACACACCATCAACACGAAGCGTCATTCCTTTTGGCTCAACGACTTCGATACTGCCAAAAATGGGCGCATAAGCTTTGCCGACAATAACAATATCTTTGATTTTCGATGCCCGAATGATGCTGTGGCATTTGTATTTGGGGAACACCTGAAAAGTGCTGACCATAATCCTTCCTCTACTTAAAACTTTGCGTACTGAAGCGGTGTACGCTTGATTTCAACGCGGTCTTCCGATGTGCTACCAAAGCCACCAGCGCCTCGCTCTGTTTCATCGAGTTCATCAACTTCTACCAGCGATACCGGTTCAACACGCTCAAAAATGCCTTGCATGACCGCCATTCCTGGCTTGAGGCAAACGCCTTCACCACCGGGATCTGTAATCAGTTTTGCCATGATTTCACCGCGATAATCGGAGTCGATAATTCCTACGCAGTTAGCCAGGCGAGTATGTTTTTTGCAGCCCAATCCGGAACGCGGATAGAGTTTCAGACACCAGCCGGGCGGGATCTCCATAGCCAGTCCGGTGTACACCCACCAGCTTGAGGAAATTGCACCATTGCTATCGACACATGGTTTTATTTCAACAGCCTCAAAATCCATCGCCGCCGATCCGGAGGTGGCATAAGCTGGAAGTTTTGCTGCCGGATGTAGGCGTTTCACTTTTACGTAAATCATTGTTTTTTAGCTCTCTGCGTGAAGGTGTAAACCCGACGTTTGATATGTGGAACGGTAGGAACAGGAATACAGGAACTTTCAATAACTCCTTGCTCCTCCAGCGATCGCACCGCCCGCAAGAACTGCGACGTGTCGCCGCCAAACTGGCGGGCATAGGTGCTGCCGTTATGAAGTATTTGAGCTATTACCCGAGCTTTTGTCTGGCTGTCACGATATGCGAATAGCCGCACGGCCTCTTCTGGCGCAATCGATAACTGATAGCCTTTACCGGCACGGTGTCGAATGAATCCATGCGCCAGTAGGTTTTTGAGTTCGTTACGAGTGCGAACAGATCCGTAATCCAGGAAGTGTGGATTGATAACGACTGGCTTAAACCATTCCGTAGGTGCTTTAGCTAATAGAGCTAACAGCTTCCCGGACAATCCTGGATAGGAAGACGGGTAACAATTCAGAGATGGGTAATAAGTTTTCACCGACGCCCCCTTGCCGGATATCGACCTGCATTAGTATCCGGTGCAATAAAGCCGGTAGTGGGGCGAGTGAAAGCGAGATTAATCTTCTCGACCATAGTGCGATAATTTTCCTGATAGTGGGCCAGGAGTTTTTCGGCGGCAATGATGGTTACTTTCCGGACGTAGCTTTCTGCTTCCTCCAGATTTCGCCAGTTTTTTTCGAGGGTAAACACAGGGACGGCCTCAAGCCCGGTCATGATGCCGAATACAACGACAGCATGACTGTTCTTAACACCAGCGGCGAAGGTTACGGTGTAACCATCCACCGTGAAGCGTCTTGATTCCGTGATTTGACTCTGCAAAGCACCCTCCAAAATAGGCGAGGGTACTTTACAGCAAAGATATCAATCTAAAAAGATGTGTTAGAAATTTAATTTACGAATCCATCAAGCGGCTATTAGCCCCCACAGACACACCGCCACGGCGCAGATACCGCATAAGTGTTTCCGGTTTCTTCCAGGTTCCTTCCTGCATGATCTCCACCATAGACACCTGCTTTTCAGCCATATCGATAGCGGCCCCGACACGAGCACTATGCCCGGTCCACGTCCGGTATCTCCCTTTGTTTGGCGCGGCATCCCTTTTATTCAGCAACACCCAGGCGTCGCTGAATATTTTCTCCATTGCAGGTGCAGTAAGGGGAGTTGTCGTAATCCTGGCTTTATTGCTACGGTGTATCGGCGGGAACAGCACCGCGTCAGGATGTTCACGAAGCCCGGAAACATCCAGCCAGTCATTCAGCACTGCGGTAGTGCGACGGGAAAGCACCTTATCAAGCCCGGCGGCGGTCGTTATTGTCTTCGTGTGTGAAATATGTAGCGTGACAGTGTCACCTGTTTGGTCCAGATCTCCTACACGAATACGCGAGATTTCCGACATACGCATCAGCGTATTGTATGCAACAAAGAGAAAAGCCCGGTTGCGCAGGTCCACCAGCCGTTCTGACTTGGACAACAGGACGTCGAGCAGTTTCAGATCGTCCCACCGCAGCGGTATAGCCTGGCCTGTTCGTTCGCCTTTTTCAGTTGCCGCTTCGCGCCGGATGCGCCGCATAGCCAGAGAAACACTTTTATCATCCGAAAGTGGCGGAAGGCCACAATGCGAAAGCAGCATGTTCAGCATGGCGTAGTGCTTATCAATGGTGGTCGAAGCCAGATCGGCATCATGCAGCTGAAGAAAATACTCGCGGGCCATTTCTGGTGAGATCGGAAACCAGGCAAGCTGGCGAGCGTGACACCAGCGCGCCCAGGAATGAAACACCAACCGGAGGTCGCGCAGAGTATTCGGCGCATAAGCCCCCTGGTCATTCATGAACCGCATAAAGTTTTCTGCGGCTTCCTGGTACTCTTTGCCAATGTTGCGCAGAAAACCACCGGAACTGCCAGAGATAATTAATTCACTCATGAAACTATTTCACCTCTATATACAGATGACGCTACGCGAAAAATATAAAAATGACAGGGTAGCTATAAGTTAATTTTCAAAATACAAGCCTTTGATTCGAGGCACGTATTTTCAGTGATGTCAACACTGTTCATCTACACATGATTATAGCCTAACTTTAAATAATGCCAATTATCTAAAGTTAGAAATTTAGGAATTTTTTTCCTTTCCGCGCAGATGGGCAATGCATTGCTGGTGTGGGCTTTAAGTTATGCCTGGCAGTTTTTAAGCAGAATTTTCTAAATTGGATGATAAAAAAATGCATCTTGATCCTTTACTCACCCTGTTATTCGGCATAGATTTGTCATAGTAATTTTATGTTAGAAAACTAAATCGAGTAGGAATAATGAGTAAGAAGTCGATCGAGAAAGAGTACAAACGGTTCCTGCAAACCGCTGAACGGTGGAAAGAGCTGGTGGTCGCAAACTCTGTTTTCCATGATACCAGTTATTCCGGCGAGGAATTCCGCCATGTTGCACTAACACATGATCAGAATGTGCTAGAAGAAGCTGAAAAGTGCCTCACAGAATGGAAAGCCTTTGTTGACTTGTGCCGTAACGCTGACGGCAAAGCGTCTAACATTGTTGAGTCTGTATATTCTCCGATCCCATTCATTATCGAGGACACAAATCAAAGCACGCATATTGTTGTGCAAAGCGCGACCACCACCCGCTCATTTACGCGCGAAAATCTGCTCAAAAAATATGATGCAATTATAAAGAAAAGCCTGAAAAACAAGATATTTTCGCAGATTGTTGGTGCACTTGAAGAAGAGCGCCGTTTTTTCGCATCAGAACCTGAAGGGGAAGTTTACCGGGCGCGCAAAGATGGATACACAGATGTAGTGCTTACAACAAACATTGAAGGCAGCAATGCTCTGTCACGATTCAGGGTAGGCGCACACGGAGCCTTAGTGTTCGCAAAACTTCCGAACACCACAGTGCCCGTTGTTAATAATGTCGGCGAACGTCGCAGCATTACTATTTATTCTGGGGTTGAGTCGATACCTTGCGGCCTGCTTGGTGACTTTAGTCTCTATCGCGTTCGCGATCTGGAGAAACACCAACCAAGCTATGTTGCGAAGTCATACATCTTGCGAAACATCGACATCCGCAATGAGAGCTTAAAGAACAAATCAGCCAAAATGCTTGAGGAAGCCGATCCGGCTATTCGCCATATCATTGAGCGTAAAATACAGACAGCACGCGAAGCGATGGCGAGACTGAATAAAATGGATCTGGAGTTGTTAGACGTAATGATGACATCCGGAGATGACCTGACAGGCATAAAACTGACAGACGCGCGGAAAAGATACGGTAAAACCATAGAAGAACGTTACGGGTTCACTTTCTCCCAAACACAGCACGCCGCTAAACTCTGGTAATCACAAGCCCCGCATTGCCGGGGCTTTATCCGGTGCGCCGTAAAACCCCGTCCTTCAGGGCGTGGAGGATGTCAAATATCCAGATCTGGCATTTCTACATCTGCAAGAACCTGATCGCGGAAGGTAGCCATTTCAGCGCCGATATCTTCATTAGCAGGAACATAGTCCACCAGCATTGTAAAGCAGTAGGTATCCCATCGGTCAGGTGATTTGATGTTCAGCTTTTGCCGCATGTGCTCCTTGCGCATCATCGCCATCTTCCCTTCTTCATTAAGTAAAAAGGGGATTTTTGACGCTTGCTCTGCCGTTTTAGGGTCGCTGTCTATTCGCATACGACCTGACTTTATGGCATCGCGAGCCATAATATTTGCGTAGGCACGCTGGTTAACAAAACGCTCCTTGTCTTTGTTCGAAAACATGGGTTTCCCCCACCGAATCCGTACCGGATTAGCCCCACGGCGCACCAGCTGCGCACAGGTATCTGAACCAAAACCGTCTGCGTCAACCGCGATTGTAATATTCGGGTATTTATCCGGCGTGCATTCGTTGTATATAAAGTCAGCAAAAGCCAGCGGGTCCATAGTCCCTGGCATTTCCATTACCTTAAAGTTAACAACACGCCGCTTTTCCCGGTGACCAGACACTTTACAGATATTAAGAACTGACTTGTCTCGCCCGTTACCAACGTCAGCAGTAGCCACCCATCCCCAGTTTTTCTCCAACAACACCTTGCGCCGCGCAGCGCGATCGCATTCATCACGACCAAGCAAATAGCCGTTAATCTCCCGAGGAAACTGACCAAGAACCTTGACCATGTACTCAATAGAATCGCGCCCGCCATATTCCAGGAGTTTCTGCCTGATGAATTGTGGTGTGACGAACGGTGATTCTTCTGAGTTAAGAACAATTGCTGTCCAGATCCCTTTCGGGTTGTCTGGGGTTTTAGCTTGAGAATGGTGCGAATCGTAGAAATAACCACTTGGCCTTGTTGGCTGGGATAGCATCAACATTCGGTTATCTTCTTCAGTCAGAGCGCCAGTCATTACGCCGATCGCTTTATCAGATATACCTGATGCTTCATCCAGAATTAGAAGCAAATGTGCCGCGTGCTCCCCCGCCAGTGCTTCTTCGTTACCGAGTCGATAACCTTTGCAGAGAACTTCCCAGATCCCTTTGCGGGAACGTTCATAAAACATGGTGTCAGACAGGACAAAATAGGTCTGTAACCACCCGTGACGCTTAACTGCATTCGCCCAATACTGTTTAACGTATTTGAATACGCCTGTTTTAACCTGGCCTATCTTGTTAGCAACAATGATGACACGGGCATCGGGGAACAGAATCAAATAAATCAGCAACAACATAGCCGTTAACGACGATTTCCCTGTACCGTGACCAGAAGTAACAGTGGTTCTGCTCCCTTTTTGCTGTACGGACTGGATAATCTCCTGCTGCTGGTGGGAGGGAAACATCCCGAAAATATCAACAACAGCCTGGGTAAAGTTGTAGCGGTATTTGATTACCATATCGCGCCAGCGTGGATCGCTGGTGACGCATTTAATCTTGCGCCCACCAGCCATTAGTCGTCCTCCGGCGGTTCTATCGCGATATCATCATCTCCGGCGTCATATCCTGCGTCTGATGCATCATAATCACCGTAAATTTCAGCCGTAGCCGAAGGGTCAATATCCAACTCTTCGTCGTTGGCCTCGAATTCCCCAGCCTTACGCTCGCCATTGTGGTCGTAATCTCCGCACCCCAGATCTTCAACAATGGTTGCCACATCCGCCCGGCGCTCTGCCAGCCATTGCGGATGGTTAGCCTGAAGCGATGCAAACTCCTTCGCTTCTTTGTCCAGCTGTTCATCATCAACATCATTGATGTCAGAAACTGGAGGCTCGAGAAGAGTGATAGCTTTCGCCGCGCGCGCCGCGAGGATAGCCGGGACACTGACACCCTGACGCTCGATGTATTCAGCAACACCGATATCATCCAGCTCCTCGCGCTCACGCATACGTATAGCGGCGGCGATAACTCTGGCTGCGCGTGCGTCAGCGCCAATGCGATATTCAATCTCTTTGCCACGCTGTTCGGCCTGTAGGCGTGCTAATTCGAGTTTTTCTCTGGCCTCGGCCTCTCTGAATGCTTGCTGGCGAGCACCCTGACGAAGTTTTTCATCACCCTGTCGCAGCTTTTGTTCGGACTGATATATCGCTGCCAACCTACTGATAAAATCGTTCATGTAGTAGGCCGCGTCACTGATTAGACCGAGCAGTCGCTGCCCAGGGTGCATTCCTTCTGGCTGCTGATCACCCAGGGCGTCTATCTCCGCCTGTAGGCGTTCGGCCTCCTGATCAACAATGCTTTGGTACTGAAGTGCGCGTTCTTGCGCCATTTGAATTGCTAACCGCAGGTGCTCTTCTGCGCCGTTCTTCATCATGTCGCGAGCCACACTCGTAGTGGGCAACGTGGCACGCTGCACAGCACCGCCAGGGATCATTGCTGAAGATCCCTCGGTTTTTGAAGCGCATTTATCTTCGGCGGGGATCATTTTCGCCATTTTTTCGCGCAATGATCTCCTGACAGATTCTTTTATCTCATTGTTATTATTGGTGTTATTGTCATGATCCGAAGTTTTCTTTCTTGGCATACTTCGGAAAGAACCTGCACCCTGCGAATTGTCAATTTCTGTAAATTTTGTTTTTTCTGCACCCTCTTCCAGCTTTTTTGTTGCTCTTCCCGCCCGTTTTTTTTCAGGTGATTTGGTGCTTTTTTTTGTTGTCTTTACCTGCGACCGCACCTCATTTTTTTTCATATTGAGATGCTTTCTGGCTGTATTGAAGCTAAGGCCATGCTCCTCACAGTATTCCTTTACAGTGATCCCTTTTTCTTCACGCAACGCTATAAAGCGGGCGCGGTGCTCCTCCCAATTAACCAGACTCATAAAGCAACACCACGCTTTTTAACGGCGGCATTCCACAGCTTATTCGCCATGTCCACCAGCTCTCGTTGCTCTTTTCGCGCCTGTTCGACTGATTTCCTGCTACAGTTTTTAACCAGTAAGCTACCGTATTCAGGCGTGCGCCCGCGCACCTTGAACTGATATCCGTTCAGGCCATGCAACCAGTATTTCCGTGGGTAAACACGATCATCAAGCTCACAAATAGCTCGGCTTGACCGCACAAAATGCCGAATGATGTTGGTTACACTTACGCGTGAAACATGAAGGTGAGGATATTTTTCTTTAGCTAGAGTGGTGATTTCGGTGACTGTCAGATAGCAGTCAGCCCTAATCATGATATCCGCAATTTCTGCGCTGCTGATATGCTCCATTAATCCCCCAGGCAGGAAATGACCGAGGGGATGATAATGAGAATGTTATTTCTGTATAGACTGGCAAAAAGTTGGTTATATTAGAAAATTAATTCCATTCATCTAACACTACCAGCGAGATAAGCGAACGACGTGTTTTACCTTAGCGATCCACTTACCACGTGAGTTATTAATTACGGCCTGCGCCACCTTTAAGCTGACTTCAAAATCAGCCTTACGACCATCAGAATCCACCAGCGTTGCACCGTCTATTTCCGGCAGGCTTAAATAATCCTGTTCTACCTCTAATGGCATTGACGGCTCTCTGAATGGTGTCAATTGCCGAGCTTTCCAGATAAAGCGAACTCTCAATCCCCTATAAGCCATTACCATGTAGCCTGTTATCGTGCTCTTATGGCCTACATCAGTACGCGCAGCATTACACGATACAATCTTACAGGTGACGATATTCCACTCCACATTGGATACTTCGTGAATGCTTAATTTTGTAGTCTCGTACATCAGAATGCCTCCCAGTCAGTCGCGATAATATCCACGCCAGTGGCGAACCAGTCTGTCTGTGCCTGTAAGTCTCCATTCATCATTACCAGCCGAGGCATAACCATCACATCGCACCCTTCCACAATATCGAATGCTTCTTCCGGCAGGAATTCGACGAGCTTTTCTTTGCTGCCTATACTGCCACGGAACATCGACATATAGCTCCCTTTAGGCCATGATGCCCGGCGGGCGTCAAGCCCCTTCATCATCCAGAACACGGCGGCAGAAAAATTGATGTTCTTTTTGGCGATGAAAACATTATTGGCTTCTGTTTGCTTCAGAAACTTAATTAGCCTTGTCATCGACTCGGATAACGCTACGTATGGCTCATGATTGGCTGCGGACACGCTCACACCATGTAATCCAACACTGACTACCGTCATATCGCCGCTTTGAGCGGTTTCAATGTTGACACCTTTGCGAACTAACGAGGCATAAAGTTCCTCTCGCTTTTGTGTCCAGCGTTCCCGCTGACCGATGAAGTCACTCAATATGAGATCTGCTTCTGCATACGCGTTATCGTTCGCCGTTAACATAACGTCTCCTTTTTACACGTGCGACCATCCCTCGGTTAAACCGATAGAGATGTCGAAACTTCGTATTAATTAAGGGTTACAGCCTGAGCGGCTATATGATGAATTGAAAGGAGTTGTGGCGGTGGTGCCTCCACCTGCCAGGTTAGCCACTCCTGGCGACGTCACTTATCAGAACGTAGTGAATGAAAATGGCTTCGTCACGAGCGCATAGCCGCAATTACCACAACGGAAACGGCGCTCACGCTAATTAAACGCCTTTTCCTGTTGTGCGCCGTACTCTTCCGGCTGTCACACCGAATCGCCAGGATGGTGAGTCCTCGGTCCGACGATATGAACGGGGCTTGCACATTCCGGCTACCTGGTTTGTTGCCTGAGCTAGGGGAAAAGGTAACCCCTTTAACGTCACCAGACCGCTAACGACGCATGTGCCAGACGCCGTGTTACAACCAAATATGGTGGCCCCTACCGGATTTGAACCGGTGACCGTGCGATTATGAGTCGCCTGCTCTAACCACTGAGCTAAAGGGCCAGATTACTGTTAATTCCGCTTACGCTTTTTGCTAGGACCGCGTAAGGCTTTTGCTGCTTGCTCGACCCCATATGCAACCACCAGCAGAAATAAAAATGTCCACCAAGGGTTCTTGTCGGCAAACGTCCAAAATTCCATCATGTTATCTATTTGGTTATTTCACCGGAACAAACGGAACAGCGGTATTACTGGTCATATACTGCGGTAGCGTTCCGTTCCATTTGTTGATCGCTTCCAACTCCATAACGCCGGGGTTCTGGCGCAGAGCCTCACCGCGTAAACGAATGGCATCGGCTTCAGCCTGGGCTTTTGTGCGAATGGCATCGGCCTGTCCGGCAGCTTCTGCGCGCAGCATGTTGGCTTCTGCTTCGCGTTGCTTGACTTCCTGCTCGCGTTGCAGAGTTTTCTGGTTCGCCGTGACTTTGGCATTAATGCTGTCGATAACGGTTGGCGGGTACTCCGGCTTGCCCACATATGAGAGGCTCATTACCTGAATACCGATGGGCGTCATTTCTTCCTGGATGTCTTTAAGAGCTGCATCCAGTAGTTCAGACTTGCCACCGTCGATAAATTTGTCGGTGGTCATTTTGCTGGCCAGTCGGTTAAGTGCGTCGGCAATCTTCTGGCGCAGGTCGGTGTCGGTAATGTCATCCACGCCTTTGCGGTAGGTCTGAAATACAGTTGTGACTTTTGCCGGATCAACCTTGTAAGCTACACCAATGTGGTAACCAATTGTTGTCCCGTCGCTCATTTGGAAGCTGAACGGATCATCATAGGTCTTCATTTGCTTAAAGGTCGGGAAGATATAAACTTCTGTGTTCCAGCCTGTCCAGTAGCGACCAACGCCAACTACTTCGCCGACACCTTTATCATCCCCCAGCTTATTTACTTTGATCCCTACATTGCCTGGTTCTACCCGGTCGCATCCGGTCAGACATAAAGAACCAAAAATAATCGCTGCACTAATCAACGTTTTTTTCATTAATCAATTTCCTGGTTTTTTCACGAAAAAAGACTACTGCAAAAGCCGGGTAAATGAGCGCGAGAAGGACTCCCAACAATACAAGTATTGTGCTGTCAGATGAGATCATATTTGGCAAAAGCCAAACATACAGAACCAGTGACACAATCAAACAGAGGACGGCATAAATATATAACCGCACCCATAGCGTTCGACATTTGTTCGGATTGTTCTGCATCCTCTCACTCCATTATTTAACGAATAAAAAAGCTGCGGTGCCTGGTGCCTCCAGGTGACGTTAACCAGTTAACAATTAACGCCGGGATGTTTGACTTAACTATTGAGGAAAATTGTTTTAACTGTTCCGCGTGCGCTTAGCCGCATTCACCGCAATGGTAAGAGCACTTGGCTGGCTGGGCGGCGATGACGCCTGTACGCATTTGGTGATCCGGTTCTGCTTCCGGCATTCGCTTAATTAGCCAAATACTCTTAACGTTGCGCTGGCGGAGAGTAATGGAATCGAACCATCATCGCTTGCGCAATGGGACGGTTTTCAAGACCGCTTGAGCACCATGCTCCCTACTCTCCCGTTATTGTGGCGACCGGTGCTGATCTCCGGCTTGCGGTTATTTCAGACTCTCACGGGCGTTTAATTGCCCCGCCGAACAGCTCTTTTCCGCAATAGCTGCAATGTCTTTCGCGCATCAGCCTGCGCATTCACCACAATGTTGAGAACACTGGTTGTCACGCTGCAACGCAACATTTATTCGTAGATTGGGATATGACCCCGTTACGCCAGTGTTCTCAACGTTGTAGTGCCGGTTACGGTTCCGGCCAGGCCTCTTCCTCAACGGGGTGTTCTCCATACGGACTACCGTTTATTGGTCGTTCCTGCGGTTTATGTTGTGAAGCCAGATGCTTATCTTCTGGTTGCTTCTAGGAGCTGCACTTCATCACAACGGTAAGGGTACTTCGTAGGGATTCGAACCCTCTGCCAAGCACGGCGATCTCCGACGTCGCAAAATACCCTTACCTGTTGTGTTGGTGCCGGTTAACGGACTCGAACCGCTGACATCCTGCTTACAAGGCAGGCGCTCTACCAACTGAGCTAAACCGGCATTGGCGATGGTGGGTGGATTCGAACCACCGACCGACAGCTTAGAAGGCTGCTGCTCTATCCTACTGAGCTACACCATCACTTGCCGGTTACGTCTCCGGCGAGGGCTTCCACCTCCGTATGCTTTTCGGCGCACCGCGCCCTGGCTGCAATTCGGTAACAGGGGATGCACAACCCTGGCTTCCAGCGTGATTAGCGCCTTCAGCATGACGGGATATACCCGTAGTAGGATGTTATCCCAGAAAGCCATTAATCAATGGCTGTTACGCGGGAGGGACGTAACAGGTAAGGGCGCTGACCAGAAAGACCTGACCCTTCTCATTCATCTGGTTAATCACACCAGCGCCCTTGCCTGTTATGCCTCCCCGTTCCCTAATACACAGACGGGGACACTCTGCGGTCGATTTTTTGACGGGGGACGACTCATACCCCGTGGCGTCAGGCTTCTTAGGCCGCTACCATCATCAGATCATCGTTTGCATTTACTTTAATGGTCGGGTTCTAAACCGCCGCAAAGTCGCTAACCATGACGAAAACCCTAAAAAAGCCCACCCGAAGATGGGCAAATACGCTACATCTCACACAAGAAAGAAGCCGACTGCCTGAGCTGGATTCACTTTCAAATGCCCGCAGAAAGGGATCACAAGTCGGCTTCTTTCTTGATGCGGCACTCTCTCCGCCCGTCACCGCTCTGTCTCGGTTGTCGCGTTTGCCACGCCAGCCGTAACGAGGTTTAAAGTCTTTGCACGTTTCCATCACTCGACTGCCGTCTGTGGCTGTTCGTTGCAGCGGGGGTGCCTCCCCCTGGGGATATCCCCGGCCTTACCCCATTCTTTCAAGACACAATGCAAGGCCGCATCCGCATAGGTGCATTACCGCAACATTAAGGAGACTTAGGGCAAAAGGTAATCGCCACAAAAAAATCCCTATGCCTCCTTAATGTTGAGGATGTGCATTGATGATGATTCGATGCGGCGAGTCCCGTTACTCTCTGCCGGACCATCATCAATGAACATCTTAAAAAGACCTTCCGTGGCTCAACATGTCTTGTTGTTTACTCCGTAAAGTGCTCTCTCTGAAACCACTTTACGCACTAAACCTGCTGAACTTTGGCTTGCTCGGTGCCAAAGCGAGTCCCTGTATGCATGTAATTTTCTAACACTTTAATTTGTTATTTGCTGGTGGGCGAACAACAACCAATAAGTGACTATCAAGCCCAGCAAGCGAAATGTGGCAACGCTCCACCAGCAAGGAAAATTCTAAGTTAAGTTACTCTCACAATCAATATGTTCGTTTAATGAAATTAGATTTCTAACACATTATTTCCCATAAAGATCTTCTACGCCCCCATTCTTCTTGTCCCATTCGTTAGCCCACACCCGGCAGGCATCAATAATTTCTTGACGACGGTCGCCCTGCATAAAGGGGATGCTTTCATGAAAACTACTTGGGATACAGGCCACGCTGAATACGGTATCAAACGCAGTCTGTTTGATAGCTTCCAACGTCTCTGGGCGCATTTTCAATTCATCGATCGGCGCATCCTTAGAGTCCATAATCCGGCGATGCAGGCGCGGGAAATCAGTCTCCAGGTACGCCATAATTTTATCTGCGAGACATTCGTCTATGTCGGTATTCCAGTCCTTTTCGAAGCCCGGCAGGCGATAGTAAAGCGGCGTTCCCCATACCGATGGGATCACATCCATCGTTAACAGGCGATTAGTTCTGATTTGTTGATGGTAATTAGCCGTCAGCAGTGCTTCGCCACGCTGCCCAGTTTCCGCAACCAGGCCGTGCGGATACTCATGGATGTAGGCAATGGCATCCCTTCCATCATACATAAGTGGAAATGTCTCTGGTCTTTGTCCCATGCCACAAGCACGGTTCAGATCGTGACCAAGCTGTGAGCACTCTCGCTTTAATGTTTCGATAATGCTCTGCGCTGTAGCCAACTTTTTACGCAGTGTGACGCCTTCGCCTTGATAATCAATGCATTGCTGATTGAGCTTGGTTAAACGCTCTTTTAGTTCCCGGCGCTCTCTTTTCAGCGTGCGGTTATCCTTCTCCGCAACATCCAGCCGCTTTGTCAGGCTGGGCGGATAGTCTTTTTTGTAACGGTTCAAATCGGCTTCGGCAGATTTACGCAGTGTATTTGCCTGTTCAAGACGCGCTTCCAGATTGCCGATCTCATTACGCATATTCGCGGCAAATTGATTAACTGCATCGCCCAGGCTTTCAACTGTCGCTGATACGCCTGTGACTTGTGAAAAACGGATCAAGCCATCATTAACGGCTTGTTGGTATTCCTCAAACTGATCCACCAGCTTATTGTAATCAACTGCCCCATCATCAAGCAGCTTGTTGATTTCCGCCACCAGGTTATCTGTAGTGGCAATGACACTCTCGTGCAGTCGCTTTGACAGGTCATCACCCGGATTCCGTTTCTGTATAAGAGCGATTTGTGTGCGCAGCGTTTCAATTGCTGTCGAGATAATTTCCAGATTAGAAGTATCAGTGTGTTGACTCATTGCTGTTCCCGTCACTTTGTTAAATTAGTTTTCTAACATATTTTATTAGTTTGATGACGGTATCGGAAGATGCAATAAACAAAAAACCCGCTAATTGGCGGGTTTTTATGCAATTACTGTGTTGCAGCCTGATAAATAAGATACGCGATAAATACAGGTACGATGGCCCATTGCAGCAATGAAAGTAGCCTCATTACTGTTATTGGGGTAACTCCATCCACGTATTGTTTCTCTGACATTTTCCCTAACCAACTAACCGACAACAGTGCCGAGTTTTCCCCCAATTCCAGCTCTCTGAGAGCTTCACGGATTAACGGCGCTGTCACAGCCTTAACCGGTGTGCTCAACGTGATACTCCGCGTCCTCCCCGCATCGTCAGCGAACGCCAGACTCACATAATATTTTTTGCTCAATGTACAAACTCCCAATCATCAGCGCTTGCACTTTCCGGGGTTATGTGAACCTTATCGCCAGTAACAATATTGCGAGCTTCAAAACTTCCATTGATACGTTTCGAGATCTCAATACATAGAGCCTGCTGCCATGAGCGACGACGAGCGATAGCATTAGTTCCTGCAGGGATAAGTTCTGCCACGTTAAGTAAACGCAAAACGATTTCTCCGTTTAATCAAGACAAACATACTCCGTGATAGCTTTTATGGCTTCAGCGGCACTGCGCGCCTCAAAGCAGTAGTAACCGGCTTCAGTGAGGCGGGTCATCCAGACGAGTTGTTCGGGAGTCAGGCGATTTCTCCCATGTTTCATCTCAATGCGCATTCCGTGGTATCCCCCACAAGCAAGGTCTATAGAAAGATCGGGATATCCCTTCTTTTGGCCCTCTGCCACCATTTTTATTGCCGTCCTTATGCCTCGCAGGCCACCGTTTGGAGTGGCGTGAGTATGCTCATACACATAACGCATATTGCGATACAACCAGTCCAGGACGCGAACCTGCTCGTAATGCTCATGGTTCCTTTTGATTAGATCTGGGTTTTTCTCCAGTTCTCTAAGAGCTGCGGCATGTGGGGATGTTTCAGAATATTCACTGCGACGCCTTCTCTTTCGCGCTATTTTTCTAACACACCCATTGATGGTAAATATGCGAAATAATAACAACAACGTTAGATTTGTAAAATAAGAGAGATACTACTCAAGGATGGTCTATATGCAACAGGTCGGATTTGCTTTTAGAGTAAAGAGTGACCTTAATCAACAAGGAGGGTAAATCGCATGGCATTTACCCAACCTGTTATTTTTAAAGGGTTATTTTATCCTGTTCGGATAATTCTTTGATTGTCTTGTCGATTGCGATCAACCAACCTTCATAGGTTAAATCATCAACAAGTTCTACCAACTTATCATCGGTGTGAGGAAAGTATATCCAGCTCCAGTTCGCAGGGTTTTCTGCTTTTCGCAGCGTAAAAACCTTCTTGTAACGGTGGAACTCAAGGACATACCCCTTCGATATGGAATATTCCTTTAGGTCTTCGACCGTAAACCTACGATTCTTTCGCATGGCTACCCCATGATTCGATATTTCTCTATAGACTCGTCGTAACTTATGTACACGTATGGCTCGGTATCATCAGCATAAGGTGCGACTTCCAGAGCATGAACGGGATTGTATACCGCGTCATTTTCCAGGCGATCGCTCGAATACAGATGCCCAGCCAAAACCGTAAGCGCCGGGCGACTCATTTTGTAGATCTCTGCCACATCACTATCTACAACTTGTCCAAATGATATGTCGCCGCGCTCCAGCAATATCGTTTTGAGCGCGGGCCACCACGGACCATAAAGGTGATAAAGCTGTGGATTTTTCTTCAGTCTTTCTACCATGCCATCAAGATAAACTGTCAGGTATTCTTCTTCACTCCTGCCATTGAGCGCCTGCGGCAAAATGTCCTCAAGGTAGGATTCCGTCGGTTTTACAGTGTCAATTAATGTCGTCATTCAAATTCGGCCCCGGTTGGGGCCGCTCCTTATCTGTTAGGCCGCATCGGCGATTATTTTACGCAGTTCATCTACCGAGTAACGCGTAGATACCATCCATGCAGGACGGTCAAAGTTCACATCAGCAACCGGGTTTGCTTCAAAATTCCAGAAACGCCCGCCAATCTTCTTAATCGCGTCTTTGGCGTTCCGTATTGTCGAGGAACCTGGCTGGTCGGCAATGAGATAAACCGCGCCAACGTCTTCGCTGACGCTCCACCAGCGCCCGCGAACACGCGCCTTAGCGCGAATCGGCTTATCATTAACCACAATGATATAGTCATCATTCGCCGCTTCATCAGCTCTGGCTTCAGCCACTGCCGCCTGCTCTTCTCTTTTGCTTTCAGCCTGCTCAAGCCTTTTCGCGATCTCTGATTCAGTGGCCCCGCCGTTTTTCAGCGATACATAGTCCTGCCACGTTGCCGATTTGAGCGCATCCGGCAACTCATTCACATAGTCGCCGTCTTTCAACTCACGGGCGCGACGGGTAGCCATTTCTACCAGGCGATTAACAGAAACAGCATCAGCAAAATCGTCCTTACTAATGTGTTTTTCATCAAATGCATTGATGACAGCCCCAACCTTAATCCACTGTGCTGCCGGTGATTCCAAGGGGTTATCAGCCTGAACAATGGCGAGTTTCGCTCCATCTACCCCATTATTCGCCAGCTGTTCCAATGCCGCCCATCCATCTGCATCACTGAGTGATTTATATTGCTCAAACAATGCATCGCGCCAGGCCACCAGCGCAGAACGTGTTTTTTCGATCTTCGCCTTAATTTTCGCGATCTTGACCTGATTAAACATCCGTTCAATATCATCGATATTGCTAAAGGCTTTCATCCTGCCCTGGAATAAACGGTATGCCAGCACGGTCCTCCAGAATGATTCCAGACCTTCTCCGGACGGTTTACGGAACAAGCTAAGAATATCTTCAGAAGTGACTTTATTAAGCGAACGACCTGACAGACCACGCCCAGCCATCCAGTTTTCGAACTCCTGGGCAACATCATCCATCGTTGCTTGTGCGCCCCATGCCTGCATTCCCTGGATGTAATCATACCCATACAATGCCTGGAGGAATCCCTCTCCGTCCACGATATTCAGCGGATTATCACTGGCTTGTATTTTTGCCACTTCACGCTTCAGCGCCTCATTGTTGATATCAGGGTAAATCCACTGCTCTGGTGCAATATCCGATGTACGCCCGATTTTCTGTCCTATCATGCCATCATAGGTCGATGACAGCGCGATCTGACCATCATCTGTGCGATAAGCCCAGTATTTAATAGCTGACCCACCGCCCCATGCATTACCAGGTTTACCAGCAATAACATTCATTACCCCATTGCGAATAGCATCATAGAACTGATCGCGAGTAAGTATTGTTGATAGCTGGTGGCACTGAACACCACGCGCAGCCGTTGCGCGCGATTCAGCTACCCCCTCTTCAAAAGTTACCGCTTCAATCACAGAGTCAAACGGCAATGTAACGATTGACCCCGGTGCTCGAGCGTAACGACTTGCTCTATCCAGCCAGGCGATACGGCAGAGGTATTGTGCTTTTTCACCGTCAATTTTTTCCACCCGGACAATCGCTGTTGTTTCGCGATCATCAATGACTGCACGGTAATAACTACCTTTATGCAACAGGATATTCTTGTCAGTGCGCATATATTCCTGTGGGTTCTGAATAACATCGATACTGATATCCAGCACACCAGACTTAATAGCGCGCTCCACATCACCACGAGAGCGTTTCATTATGGTATCCGCGTCTTTTGCCCTGGTGATCGCAAACCGCAGCACCCGCGCACGTTTTCTGTAGCTACTCAACTGCTCAAGCGCGTATTTTTGCCCATTCCTGTTCGTACCCGCTTTTATCAGGTCGTCAAGATTGCGCTGGTAATACTCTATCTGTTCCATCGCGCTTTTCAGTTCTGTCTCCATCATGCCGATATCTTTTCCGGCGGCGTTTGCCGCTTTCAGGTAGATATCGAGAGCATTGTTGGCCTCGCGCTGTGCTTTCAGTTTCAGACGTTCTTCACGCTCTTGCGCCTGGCGAGCCATGATTGCGCGGCGTTCTTCCGGGTTTGCCGCCAGCATAATGGCGCGTTCATCAGCATCATCCGCATCACCATTGGCGATCTCTGACATGTCGGAGGTCATCACCATCTTGATCCAATCTTTCTTACGTTTCAGCGTATCCAGACGGAAGTCGTCGAATGTGCCTTTGCCACAATAGTAGTGAACATTGACCTTCTCTTGCGGTGAACCTACGCGCGCACCGCGCCCATTTCGTTGGTCGATACTGGCTGGTGTCCAGGGTAGTGTCAGGTGGTGGATATCGGTTGTCCCGATGTGCAGGTTAATACCTACTTCAGCCTTCTTGTTACAGATTATGATACGCGTGCGACCTTCGTTATAGTCGGCGGCAATACCTTCCATGCCCTCAAGGCCAGCATCATTTTTAGCTGAGAGATAATCCTCATATTGGGCAAGTTTGCTGTAGTAGGTTTCCCATGCCCCTTCTTTGTATTCACCGTTTTTGTTTGGAGTAGGTTCGGTCGGCTTATTCACCTTCTTCAGCTTGATGCCGCCAGCCTGGCTAACTGTCGTTGCATTGATAATGCCAATCTCCTGCTCCGGCATTTGCAGTGCACTGGCGATAATACGGCGCAGCTTCTGGTGCTGGGCTTTTTCATCAATAAAGACGATCTGCTTACCGTTCTTCAGACCTTCACGAAGATTTTCGATCAGCGCGGCATACTTCGGCGGGATGGGGTGCGATACCTGCTGCATATCAATACCGGCAGCCGCAATGGCCTTAAGTATTTCAGCTTCCAGTTCAATGCTGGCACGTATTTCAACATGCGTCGGATGTTCACTAAAAGCGGTCTTCACTACCTTGCTGGTACGCGTACTGACCAGCCCGCCAGCGCCGTCTTCCTCGGCCTCATCAACATCATCTGCCACTTTACCGCCAGCTACTTTTGGCAAGGCATCAGCAATAGCTTTTACCTGGTCTGCAAGCTCAACGGGGAACTGGAATGTAATCGCACTGGCATACAGATCCGGGTCTATAGCAACCTTGTCCATGTCACGGATGATGGAGAAGATGAAATCATCCGGTTTGTCGTTAGTGATATGCCCGTTTTCATCGACTGTCAGCTCATCATTGCGACTTAACTCCTGAGCACGCTTACGAAGCTCTTCATAAGCAGTCTCCTGCTCCCCTGTCATCGGGATCTGCAAGGTGTTCTCAATGATGTCGGGAATTTTAACCGTTGCTCCGACATCTGCAGCAGTCTTCAGAGTGGTCCAACGATGGAAAATACCACGCAGGCCGTCAAGGTTCTGGAAGCCCACCAGCCCCTGCTTCTCTTCCACTTCCCCGGAAATTTTCTGGACCTGAACTGTGGCTGTTTTGCCAAACACACGAACGAAATCATCAGGCGTAATGATGCCCATGCGCATCCACTCTTCCTGCGGAATGACAGTAGACAGCATGTTGAAGGCATCAATCGGACTGTTCACCAGCGGAGTTGCCGTCAGCATGACTACACCACGCCCGTTGTTGCGTTTCATCATGTACGCAGCTTTTACAGCCATGTCGCGGGCCATCTTGGATACTGCCGGGTTAGGCAAATATGCCAGTTGTCCCGCTTCACGCCCGGCATTAAAGGAGTTGCGGTAGTTATGCCCCTCGTCGGCAATCACGCTATCGAAGTTCATATCCTCAAAGTACGGGATATTCTGCTTCTTCGTTGTACCGGTATTCGCGGCCTGATCCTTAATCTTGTTCTTCTTCTGCGCATCACGGTGTTTACCGGACGCCAGGTCAAGACGCCCCATTTCCACAGCATTAAAGACAGCTTGCTGTGAGTTCTCCTCGATGGTTTTTTCTCGTAGCGGGATAGACGCGAATTGTTCTTTTGTCATGATGACCGTTCGCCAATTTGACGACGGGATCATGTTCATGCGCTGAACGATAACGGCGCTGGCGGACTCTTTCACAACATTTCTGGTAAGAGGCTGCCCGTTACTGTCGAGGCGTGGTTCGCCATTTTCATCAAGCACCGGCGCGGTCAGAATATTTCCGCTGTCATCACGAACTTCATCCAAACCGATAAACATCATATTGGCGAAGGCATCAGCACTGTAGAAACTCTGTGCCTCGTGATACCAGTTCTGATAAACCGCCTTCGGAACAACAATACACGTGCGTTTAGTGCGACCTGTTTCGAAGTTATACGCCTCAAGCGCAAGCGCGGTCGTGGTTTTACCCAGCCCGGTACCAAATCCCATGATGCCGCGCCCATCTTCTGACAAGCGCCGAACTTCTTCATTCTGATAAGTAAGAGGAATGCGCTTTCCACTAAGCCCTTCCAGGCCAAGCGGTGCGTCAGAATGCGTGAACGGTATGAAACCATTGAATGCGTCGTTATACTCGCGGGCTATCTGATCAGCCTGCGGGTGAGTGCGTAACCAGTCGTTAAAGCTAACTTCCAGTTGAGCTATTTTATCCAGGTACTCGTTAGCGTTCTGCCCACGCGGTTTAACACCGTTCAGGTAGTTTTCTAACTGGTTCAGGAAGCCGTCTTTATTGTTGGCCTTCTTGAACTCATTCCCGTTTTTGCCGTTTACGGTTCGTAGCTGATAGCCGGTAAATACCCCGTCCTTACCTTCGTAATCGTCCGGAGATACCAGAATGCCATCGACGACCTTCAGATCAGGTTCAGTGTACTTAAACTCGTCATAGCCCTGCTCTGCCAGGAACTCTTTTATCAAGCGGCGATCCAGCCAGCGGGCATTCAGATTAACGGTGACTTTATTTAGTGGCGTGAAAATACGTTTCTCTTCGATTTTCGCCAACTGACGCTCAAAGTTCGCTTTCTGCTCACCTGTTGACGCATCACGCCAGCCCACCAGCAATGCTGTTTTGGTTGCAATATCGCCGCTGGTGGCGCGGTCCATCGGCAGCAGGCAGCCATACCCATCAATAGCGATATCATCAAATTTCGCCAGGTATTCAAGGGCCGCGTCGTCGTCCTCTGGCAGTTCACCAGCAAACGCCTCACGAAAATCTCCCAGCGTTATAGGATTAAGGGCTACATCACTGAAAAGATGTGCTATCACTTGTTCAGGACGTGTAAAGTCAATACCGGCAGCACCATCCGTTACATCAAGTCGCCCTGCCAGAAGGTCAGAAGTGGAACCATCCTGTTTCACATTGCCAGTGAACGTCATCCAGTTTTTAGCGCCAGCTTCAGCAAGCCCATTCAGCTTAATGGCGTGTGGTGGTCCATACTTCGCAACTTCTGCTGCCGCCAGGCGGGATGCATCTGCCAGTTTGTCATCAACGTTCACCCCCAGGTTACGCAAATCAAGTGCCTTGTTGATCAACTGCCCTATCAGCGCACCGCGCATAACGCGCTCTCTATCTTTTTCTCGCTGCTTGCCAGCAAAGCGAATCATTGCTGCCACTTCATCACTGACAACCGATGGATAGTCGGACGCGATCGCCGATATCTGGTCCCATGACAAAGCCAGAATCCCGTTTGTTGACTGGAACGCGATCTGCAGATCGCCAAACGTCGAAACACCATATCGACTTACATCAAGCGCGGAGGATTTGGTTGTCGTGTCCTTAACCCATTTCAGACCATCAAACTCATGCCAGATACCGCCTACAAGGCGTTTATCGCCCACTTTCGCGCCCTGCCATGCCTGAGTAGTTACGCCGAGCAAATCCCAATTGATGCGACTATCAAAGCGACGAGATAGCGCGGTTTTCATCGACTCATTGGATACACGACCGTCTTTTTTCACCACCAGGGTATTGCGGAAGCTGGTACGTTCCATGTCGCCGTAAACAAATCGCTTCCCTTCGGTTGTAAACCATTTTCCTTTGAGGAAGGTATCCCAAAGGACGTTTGCCGATTTGAGTGTTGAATCATCCGTGTCGGGGATCATCTCCAGGAAGGTTTCCGGGTGTTTACGCAATACCCATACGTCCACCACGGTATCTGTACCGGATTCGCTGAACGTACCGGAAGGCATACGATGTGCGCCCAAAAATTCCGCTTTACGGCTGACTTTATCGCGCAATTTTTTATATTTCGTACCATCGGTCATGCCATTTGGCACCACCAATACGATAAGCCCACCAGGCTTAACCTTGTCGATCGTGCGCAGCACAAAGTAATTGCCAACGTTCTTCTCGTTTGCATATGCCGGATCAAGCCCGGCAACGCCGGAACGCCCTTCACCAAACGGTACGTTACCAACAGCGTGGTCATACATTGCATCTTTCGCCGCCAGCGCCTCAAACGCCCCGATATTCACATCGTCTTCCGGGTGCAAAAGCTGGTTTATTCGACCAGAAATCGGAGACAGTTCGGCGCTGGTCATTATCATGCCCTGCCGTTTTGTCTCCTGGAAAATACCTGTGCCCGCTGATGGTTCCAGTACGTGCCCGCCATCAATACCGTAGTCAGCAAACAGATCCCATATACCTTCAGCCATAAACTGTGGCGTGTAGTATTCGTATTGGCTGCCCTCACCATCTGTCAGGCCGCCTTCACCGGTATACCCGGCAAGAATCTGACGTTGTTCGTCAGTTAATTTCGCCCCATCGAAGCCGGGCGGAAGGGAATTAAGAAGATTTACTGCGGCATTATTTGCTGCCCGGCGTGTTTTCTGAATACTGACGCCATCGGCTTTCCTGACGCCAAAGGTCGCAACAGCACGTAATTTATGCAACCGACTAACAATTTCAATCAGTTCGCCTAAGCTGGAGGCTTCACTGATTGAATGAAGTAGTTTGTCCAAAGGATTTCCCCCTCTAAACCGTAAAAAATTCCGCTATGCGGTACGGTTGAGAGGGTATGGAGAATGTTATTTTCAGGGGGACGATACTACCGTCAAAATCACATACTCCCCATAGTTTGCCTACTTATTAACCCATGACCGGGGGAAAAATATGGCAAACATTGAACCTCGCTGGCTAATTGAAGCCCGTAAGCACATTGGCCTGACTGAAATAAAAGGCGCTAAACACAACCCTGAAATCGTTCAGTTCTGGCGCGACATCAAGCGCGGCGGAATTAAAGACGATGAAACGCCGTGGTGCGCAGCATTTGTCGGTGCAATGCTGGAACGTGTAGGCATCCGCTCAACAAGATTTGAGTCGGCAAAATCCTATCTGGATTGGGGCGAGAAATTAGATACACCGGCATACGGATGTATCGTTGTATTTACCCGCGTAGGCGGTGGGCACGTAGGCTTCGTTGTCGGACGCCGCGCCAATGGCGATCTGCTTGTCTTGGGTGGGAACCAGGGGGATGCGGTAAATATTCGCGCATTCCCAACATCAAGAGTGTCTGGCTATCGCTGGCCTGCTGGCGAACCACGCAATACCGCTCTGTTACCAGTCGGAGACGCAGCAACCTCAACTAATGAGGCATGAAAAAAGCCCCGGCCTGGCCGGGGCATCACGCTTCAAGTCACGATCCAATCATTACCGACTATATCAGCCGTCGATAAATCAACTTCCCGGATCTGGAGTCCATTAATACAAAACCATCCGGTAGTAGAGTAATTATCAGGCCAGGCCCATACACCAACACTCCATGCTTTACGGCGGCACACTTCAGCCTGTCCTTCCCTGATTTTTTTTACCGCCTGCATGATGTCCATCACTCACCTCCCCAACCGATCACCTGGAATTGCCCCATTTTGGGGTGATACCAGCGTTTTCCTCGGTGTTCAGCCTCCGACATCATCCGGTTAAAAGCATTCATGAAGGGAGATAAGGCCACGATGGAACGACGCGACAATACCCCCTCTGGAGTTAAAAACTCATGCGTATCGGTGGGAATCCGGTAAGCGTTGACCAGGTTTCGGCATTTGGCTTCAGTCAGGCCACATTTCGCCGCCAGCTGGCGGTAGCCAATGTAGCCTTCCGGAATATTGCCTTTCTTGATTTGCTCGAGTGTTTCAGCGACCTGGCTAACCTTTGACTCAACAGCATGAAGCCGCTTTTGCTGCTGAACTGCATTTGCAGCCATTGCGGCGATCATCTCTATTTCGGTCAACGGCTGGCGTACTTGTTCTTCCAGTTCGCGCCAGCGGTCCACCAGCCGGGCGGTGAATTCCGGAGAGAGCTGCGCGACGACAATAATGCTGTCTCGTTTGCCTTGCTCGCCTTCGAAGACGTAAGCCTCGACACTACGGCGTAGTCCTAAGTTATTGATTTTTTCGAAAACCTGCAATGCAGGAAGTTGAATAACTCCAGATTTAGCCAGGCGCTCTATTGATATTTTTACGTTATCCGGGCGACTTCCCACCAGTTCCGCGATCTCAATGCTGGTCATTGATGGCTTTTCAAGAATGCAGATATCCATCAGTGTGCCTCCGCAATTCCGGGATTGGTAATATTGCGATACCAAGGATTAGTGTTTGGTTGTGATGAAGTAGAGAAACGGCCAGTCAGGACGCCATGTTGATCAGGGATCAGAGAACGGGCTTCTTTTTCAGTTGCGGCAATTGCGAAGTGATCGCAGTGTTTTTGCAGGGAGTGGAAACGCCAGATAAATTCCGGGCGCGAGCAAGGATTGGCATTAACCATAGTTACGGCCTCATTCGTAGGTTTAACAACCTGCGCCCCGCTGCTAAACGGGTGGCAGGACGTGACGGGGTTAGCAGACTGGCACGAATGAAACCAGCAGGCCGAAGCCTCCCCATCACGCCCCACCATAATTCGGGCGTAACGTGGTTTTACGGACACAAAAATACCGCAATATCGGATATCTGCGGTTGTCCGCATTCGTATTCAGGCTGCTAAACCCGGTCGCAGAATTTGCTACGACGACATGAATATAAGCCTGAAAACATGGAAGATCAACTAAAAATTTCAGCAATGGATGACTTCAGTCGATGATGCAGATCATACATTCCGATTTAGAAACAGCAAATTAATTTTCTAACACAAATTATTGAGCGAGCATTTTCCGATCATTGGGATGTTTTGTAGACGCACAGGTCATCCCCTAAAGCCAGCCGGGATTGACCAATCCTCACGGTCAAATTCAGACCGATAGCCACGCTGTTTCATCAGGTCAAAGGCTTCACCAATGGTTGCACACCCCTGGGAGCCAGAATAATCCATTGAGAAATCCAGGACACTGGATTGTTTAGGCTTATTCACTGCGGTAGCTGCACTACGTATCCATGCAAATTTTTTTGCCAGCTTTTCAGCGGTACGATACAGAGCCTGCCGTTTTGCGTGCCCCTCGTCTGAACGACGCTTTGCAGCTCTCGCTTTTGCCGCCGCCAGGCAGTGGTTGGTATGTTCTTCCCTGATTACTGGTTTTTTATCCAGTAATCCATTATCCGCTTGGGAACTATCTGCTGGTGAAGCCTTTGGCTGAACCGCGCATGATCTTTCTCTTCTTTTGTCTATAGAGTGACTCTTATTTTCTATTGGCTGTTCATTTTGAACATGGGGGGACTTGTTCAATTTGAACAGGGGGTTCCCAGTTTCAAAAAAATACCGAACCTTTGAAATCAACTGCTTAACCAGTTTTGTGGCGTTCGCAAATTTGATGCCCTGCTTACCCCCTATCTCCATTGCTACATGAATGAAGTGGAGAAATTGTGTTGTAAACCGGTATACGTTACACACCTGAGCATTGTTATTCGCTACCTGATGTTGCTTAACAAGCATTCCGCACTTCGTCGCTTCAGCAAATGCCCGGCGCACAGTAGAAATACTGCGTCCTGTAATCTCGGACATATCAGCATATGAGCGACGGATCATGTATTCATCGGTAGCTCCTGCCAGGTTGGCGAACTCGGCAATAATGGCGCTATGTGAAGGGGAAAGAAAACCGCTATGACGAGCAAAAAAACTCAACTGATGACCTTTGATTTTTTTGTGGTATTCAGTGTTGTTTTTATACTCAGAAGTGTTGAAAGTTACTGAAATTGAATTTAAAATATTCACCAGATAGTTCCGTGAAAAAATCTATCTACCGTATAAATCTATGCCAGTGGATTTATACACCCAAAAGCCGCTTCTCAGCGGCTTTTGCTTTTTTTGGCAATCGCTACCGGAGCAGTGACCGCGATCCTACTCGATCACATCGGACAGGATCAACAGTGTATATAAATACACTATGTTAGAAATTTAACTTCATTCAGCGGTTATGCCCGTCGCGAAACGAAGAGTAATGGGGTAGTATTTTTGCTCTCCTTCGGCGATAACTCCGGCTCTTTCTTGCCTGATATCGGCAAGCCATAAGTCGCATTTGCCCCAAGAGATTCAAGCATCGCAGCCACTATGCGGGCATCATCTTCAGACTGCATACGGCAGAGCGCCCGGCGCTGTTCTGCGCTGATAAAAACAGGCATTTCCTGGATAGCTTCACGCAAAATCCGGCGGCATTGCTTTGCATTTTCCCCCTGGCTTTCCATCATCGCTGTTTGAGCGCGCAGCTTATCTCGAAGCTGTATGTTTTCCACTTCAAGGAGCATCAATTCTGATTCCAGGGCTTCACGATGTGCAGATTCGAGCATGGCTTGCTGATTTTTCATTGCTGAAAAGTGGTGAACCAGATCCGTAGCAGCGTTATCGGTAAAACCTTGTTCGATAAGTGCTGCATGAATAGCCGCATCGCGCTCTTCTGCTGATTCAAGCATCAGGCTTTTCTTGTCGAGGCTGATATAGTTAGGCACAGTTACGTAATCAAAGCCGTGGAAAGACTTTACCAGGGATACCGATGAATCTGGACCAGATGTAGCCCACGACCAACCACCAGCACCAGAATTAATCATGCCCTGAACAATACGCCCGGTGTCTGTATCCAGTATTTCCTGCGTATGAGTAACAATGCCGTTGTCGTCAATCGAAATGTCGATAGTCCTGTTTGACGGCACGTTCTCCAATACAACAGGCTTCCCATCTACCATCACAACAGAGACTTCCGGCAAGTTCAGGCTTTTCGTTTTGTTATAGTGCATCGCCCGGCGACCATGACCGTAATAACCATACATCTCACCCAGCGCGATACGCTCTTTTGTTTCTGGCGAGTTGAATGTGTCTCGTACCGACTGAATGACGTAATTTCGGTTGTTCTGCGGTGTGTGTTTGCGGATTTTCTCTACCAGGGAGAAGCGATCCGTAACAGTATTCAGTGATTGCATTATTTCCCTCCGGTTAATTGCTCATCACAAATTTTGCAAAGTTTATTAACTGTTCTGGCGTCCAGTTTTCCGGATCGTCACCGGACGACAACGGCGCGGATTCGTACATACCATGCTCGTTGTTTTGCTCTGATTCATTCGCCTTAAACTCTTTGATCATGGTGTTGAGAGTGTCATCGTCGATGTGCAACTGCTCAGTGAACAGATAACGCATAAACGCGTCGCTACCAGCCAGTTTCGGGTTGTTCTGGATCTGGTCCATAATTTGGGAGATGACAGCAACAAAGTTGGCGCGTGCATCCAGTTCTCGGTTTTCCTCTTCCTGGATAGCTGTGTTCATTGAGTTGAATTGCACGTCATAAGGGCGGTTTGTTTCGGTGTAAACCTTGCCGTATTTATAAGCGAGGTGAATGTCCAGAAGCCGATAAATAGTTCGCTGGGCGGCCTGTCTGATCCAGTTCGCACGCAATGCAGCCTGGATAGCAGTTTGCTGCCAGCCGCCTTCTCCAAGCCCTCCGCTCATCTGATCAGCCCAGCCAAGCATTGTTGCGTCAATGCCGAGGCTTGCAGCAAGCTGCCGGAGGTGAAACATAACGTCTTCGATACCACTGATATCTGCGGGTATGGATTGCGTATCAATGGTGATGCCGTTCTTCCCGTCTCCCATAACAGGTATCAGATGGTTAAGCACAGTCGGAATAGCGTTGGCATTAATCGACCTTTGCGCCACCAGGTCACTATGACGCTTCAATGCCTGGCTGACGCCACGCGTATAGTTCGCCGCATTAACCGGGTCCAGTGTGTTCGTCGTAAGAGCAATCAGGCGGTCAATTTTGGCTGCATTATTTCGCGTTGATTTCAGCGCGGCGAGCGAAGCACATAAATTAAGGTAAGGTTCATAGCTGTATTCCAGGAATGAAGTTCCGTAATTCTGCGTCTCCATTAACGGCTTATCAGCCTGATCACTTAACAGTGAGTACCCTTTTGTGCCGTAGCTAACCGGAATAACTTTATGCTGTGGCGTCCAATAGGGATTTTTCATGGAAACCAGATTCCACGGTTCGGTTATTACTCTGCGCAAACTATGCGTATCCAGAATGTAATCACCACTGAAACCTACCAGCTGGCTACCACGATAAAACTCCTGGACGAAGTGTGGCAGAGTGTAATAACTGGACTCAATGCCTGTTATCCCCCTGCCCTGTTCAGCATAAGGTCGGACATAAGACACCCCAAAGATCGCCATAATCATGGCCCATGAAGGAAGTCCGTCATTAATCATCGTCCCCAAATCAGCGGTTAACTCTTCACATCTACTTACTGCCTCGGCATCGGAACCATCCTTTGGCGAAAGGATGAATGCTTGTCCGGTTTTTTTTGAAGGCGCAAGCGCATGTGCAATGTGAATATTTAAAGCCGTCGAGATAGTCGGGCTTTTAGCCATCGTTTCCAGGATGTTGTACTTTTGCAGGCGGTCGCCGGGCAGTTCTGCCGAAATTGATACTGTATCTGCCGCGCTTGTCATGCCATCGCTATTGCCACCCAGTATCCCCGGACGTAAAGCGGACAGACCAGAACGCGCAACGACACTATGACCGCTCGTAAAAACGACCGGATCGGCAGGCGTGACATCGCCACTGTTGAAGGCTTTCTTCAATGCCGACAGAAAGCCTTTGTTTTTGTCTTTCGTTGCCATGAGTCACCGCGAAATGTTTTCAGTTTGCGGCAGCATAATCAGTATGTGATTTTTGATGATGGATCTTTTCAACTAGAAATATTGGCTGGCCCCTCTCGTAACAAAGTGAAGAATAAAACTTGAATATGCACATTGTGCGCATTAAGATTGAAAAAGTTGACCACTTTGCTGCGGAGAAATCCCATGAAAAGCTCTTTAATTAATTCCAAATTACACCAACTTGCTATCAAAAATCGAGTTCCTGCATGGTCGGTTTACATGCATATCAGCCGCGCATGTCTGAGCAATGAAAACATTTACAATCTGCAAATTCTAAGCCGGGAAGGCAGGACTTTGTTTAGCGTTGCAGAGGATTCCTATAAGGCCTGGGATATGCTGGATGACGCGTTAAGCCAATACGCGCAAACAGAAGAATGCCAAAAAGAATGGGCCAGGTACTGTGATGAAGGGATGCCATGCTGCGGTCTATTCGGCGCAGCTCTGTGAATCGATTCAACGATGATATACTTCGTTGCGAATCACAGCATTGGCAAAGGGCATATTGTGAAACAACTCCCACCAAACACCCCGGAAACTATAATTGAAATCCGCCAGCGAATGGGGCTAACGCAAACGGAGTTAGCCCACAAAATGGGGTATCAACTCCGGGCTTGGCAATTCAAAGAAGATAGAAATAAACCGAGACGCCTTATGGCTGGTGAATTTGAGTACCTGTTATTGCTTGCTGGAGAGCATCCTGAATTTATTCTTACACCACGCTAAAAAAACCCGCCTGACGGCGGGATTATCAATCATATCAATTCACATCAATGTCTTGATATGATTCGCCAGTATCGTCTTCGTCGTCAGGATCTCCTTCCACCTCTGGCCACTCAACCTCCCAGCCAACAGTTTCCAGGCTCCGCAGAACAAACACCCCATCGGCATGAATGGTATTCACGATCCCCATTGCGGAATTTGTGTTGATAAAGCGTAAATCTTGCGCAATATTTTCTTCCGAAATATCGCCTTCAAATATACGCAATGTGCCGTCATCAGAGCATTCAACAATCCCTCTAATCCCAGCGGGACTCACAATGCTATACTTCATTTTGCAACTCCTTCATACATCCCAAGAAAAATTCCAGCACGCCGTCATTGTTTAATACAGAGTTAGTCGCCTGCTCCGGATCGGCATACATCTGCAAGGCCATAGAAAAAATCTCAGTCGCCCTGCAATTGCTTAATGCAGGTGGCTTTGATATAAATCTGCCGCTGACAGAACTTACCGTATTTTCCATATAAATTTTAGACATATATCCATGACTTAGGTCGGTTCGCACCAAATACTCAGCACTGCCACGGCTACCAATATTATGATAAGAAACTTTACCGTTAGTTTTTGATTTAATGAAGGCTTTGGCCCTCTCCAATAGATGGGGATTTGAATGTTCTATATGGTGACCTATTTCATGCCATAATACACGCTCGTGATCACTATTAGCATCAATTGTTATATTCCCATTTCGACTTGTAAAAGCACGAACATTGTTCTTGTGGTTAATATTTTTTAATGTAGATAAAGTCCCTCCTGAAATAATATAGGCTTTTTCAATCGTCTCGCGAATACTGTATGCTTTACGGGAGAAAGTTTCATTATCGTGACCACTTAACTGCTCTGCTTCATCAGAAATAGCAATCCCACGACTCCATTCCTTAGACTGGTCATGTGACACATTTGACGATTCAAGAATCATGTCAAATGCGGCTCTGACTTTTTTATGTACTACATTTTCAAGCGCATTAGGATAGGCTTTTTGTCCACGTGTTAATGAAGCTATTTCATATAGTTCTGCTTGCAAGTCTTCCGGTATGTCCAGATTAAAAACAAGCATTTTTTTCAGATCATATCCAATCCCATGATCATTCTGGTGCAAAACCTCAGCAAGGTAGTCAGTGAGTTTTTCCTTATTTGACCTAACTTTATTGATTTGTTCTATAGTAAAGTCAACACGCTCCTTGATTCCGTAATATGAGGAATGCTCTGCTAATTCCACTATCTCCTTAAGCCTGACAAGTGTCTCAATATACGCATCAGCGATCTCCTCTGCCGTTAGTTCAGAGCTAACTCCGACACTGGCTGTTATTTTCCTACCAGCCGCCATAATATCGTCGATATTATGCAAGCTCTTTTTGAATAACTTCAAAGTATTTTGGATTATGCACACCATCTCTTCTGCGCTTCCAGCTTTATTCATTTCCTTTCTAAATCTTAAAGCTGTTTTCTCTGCAATAGACGCTGGAGATTTTAAATAGTTACCTAACCAAACAAGACAACCATTGCGCAATTCATCAATACTAAAGTCATCAGGAATATGTTTTGCTGCATTATGTAAAACACGTATAAATTGTTCAGCGGGCACGCCTTCTTCTGATATGTTGCAAAACGTTTCAATATCACAATCAATATTTCTTTCATCTGCGAGCGAAGGAGCTTCATCTCCTTTTTCAATCGCGTCACGCAGTGCGTTAGCATAAAAATTGCTGCGTTGATAAGACAATAACATCGTTGTTAACACAGCGTCGCTGTATCCATAACGTTTAGCCCACTCCTTAATCTCATTAACGGTGACATTGCGAATATAAAAACCAAGTTCCAAAAATACATTGCGCTTTATTTTTTTTGCGGACTCCTTAATTTTTTCTGACACCTTCACGATTCGGATCAAGTCCTCCACGCTGGTCGCATCAGCAATTAGCTTTGAAATGTATGGTTCGACATCTCCTGAAACCGATTCAAACATGGCGAAATTAAGCCCTTTACCTTCGCCATACTCAGCCTCAATTTCATCAGAAACGGCAGATAAAATGCTACGCAGATCGACATCTCCGCCGCCGAACATATCGCCTAACGCTTGTTGCTGGTGAATAAGTTCATCGTTAATTTTTTGCGCCAGTTTCTTGAAAGCTGCCCCCATTCGCTTAGCGCTTCGGTTGTTGGCAACAATAAACAGAGCAAGCGCTTCTGCTTCCGGAGTGCTATCTCCAAACAATCCACGCTGTGCGATCACCTCTTCTACTGCCTGACCGTTATCTTTTGCTTCACGAACAAGGTTAATTGCTTCCTGTAGCGCGGCAATAGCCTGTTTATCCAGACCATTCAATTGCTCTATACCGTCTACCAGTCCGGTTACCGTGTCATGGTGAACATCACCTGAAAGCGACTGCATTTGCGCAAAATCGCTGGCTGCCGTATTTAATGCGGTAAGAATGTTACGCATTTCCGGATCTGGCTCTTCCGCCACCAGCCGAACAAGCCTTTCATCCTTGTACGCTTTGGCAAAAATTGCATTCTGGATGCGGTCGATAAGTTGTTTCGTTGGACGCCCATCGGCAGTAAGCAAACCTGCCGTCGCCGTATCACCTATTTCGCGCAAAAACGCACGAATAAACGCATCATTGGACCGCGCCAGTAGATTTCCATCATCTGAAGGATTAAATAGCGCCATGACGCTCTCAGTGAGAAATTGCGCATCCGCATACGCTTTTTCACTTGCAGCCATCTCTTGCAGATCGCTGATGTTTGAATCACGGGCAAATTGTGCGCGGTCTACATCTGTGAGTCTTTCTCGCACCAATACGGGCATAGACATTTGTGAAATGTCGTCAGGATTCAGACCAAACTCTTTTGCATGATCGATCAGGTACTGGCGATATTCATCCGCCTGCCCTTGCTCATAGGCACGCCAGATACCCATGCTCCTTCCGTTGCCGGATTCAACAACGTTGTCCGGACCAACTATCGGCGCTCCGTGGCTGCTCATGCCGGAATCCGTTAATTGTGCCGGGCGTAAATTGGAGGCAATACGGTTAACCTGGAGTTTGCTTGATAGCCGTGTACGGTCACGTGGCTGGAGTTCTTCCGGGAAGGCCGGATTAATCGTACCGTCAAGGTTGTTCGAAATGATCAGACTGCTGGCATCAACGACCTTAAAAGCCGTCTTTACCTCTGCCCCTTTACTGGTGACTACGTAACTACTGCGCCCCTGGCGTGTTTCTCGCCTCTCTAATGAAGAAACCAGCGCAATAACACTGTTAATGTCTGCTGCTTCGGATAGCGCGGAAGTAACTGACTTGTTCAAAATACACTCCCCTTACATAGAAAGCAGGAAGTGTAAAAAGTGTGTGATTTATGGACTTACAGGAAAGTGAAAGGGGCATTTCGCCCCCTTTTGATTACCCGGCATAACCGTTGGCTTTCACCCAGCTTATGGTCTGTTCTTTAGCCTGCTCCAACGTAAGGAACTCGCCAACATAGTTTGAGATCCCACGCAGCGCATCAATAAATTCCATTTGTGTGGACTTTGTGAACACACCGCCCAGGAAGTCAGTCACTATCTTAGGGACTTCATCTACAACAGGATCAGTCTGTTGTTGCGGTTCCGCTGCCGGTTGCGCGGCAGTCCCCAGGCCCAATTTCAGCATCACATCAACAATCTGCTTACCAATGGTGACGCGTTGCAATACTGGCGCAGTTTTCTGCGCCTGCATTAGATCTGATAGCTCTTTACCTAATTTCAGGCGGTCTAAAACAGAGATGGTCATTAAGCACCTCCCTGCTGAATTTCAGCCAGAATGTTGATCAGGTAGTCAACTGCTGCACCCACAGTGGCTTCGTTCTCGTCGTATCGACCTGCACTGATTAGAGCGTTTGCTGCTTCCTGCACATGATCAAGTTCAGCACTGATGACCGTCAGATCGCGGGATGTAAACTGCTCCGGCACGGATTTCAGGTACTCCAGCGCTTTATCTGCCTCCTGATCAGCTTCACTTGCTGATTCACCAGCTTCTTCTGGCTCCGGCTCCTGTTCTGGTGCTAGTTGTGGTTGTGATTCCGGCTCAACCACATGCTCTGTTTTTACTTCGCTTGAATGATTTTGAAGGGCGTTATACACGTCCATAATGAAAAGGTTCTCCCCATCACCAAGTGGATACGCCACATTTGGAAACGCTTTGCGGAAAAGAATTTTCACTTGCGCCTTGAATGTTTTCAGGTCACTGCCAAACAGGTCTACATAGCCATCAATATGTTTCGACATGCTGGACACAACCAATTGGCCTGCAAAATCTTTCAGCTCATCTTCATCAGGAAGATAGAGCAACTCGTACTGGCTGACTTCTTCATCTGTCAGTTTACGGTCATACGTAATGATACCGTGACGAGCATATTCGTAATACTGATCAGCCTGGTCAGGACGATCAAGCACGGCTGTATTTCCATCCGGCACCGCACCAACACCCGCCGGGCGCGATTGAAGAGCATAGCGGTATTTGCCTACATGCTGAGCATCTTGCGGAGATGCTGGTTGTGGATCAGAATCTTGTTGTAATTCTGGCTGTGACTGAACAGTTGGCTCCGGCTGTCCTGGCAACACATCTACTTTGTATTTATCAGCATTATGTTCTCGATAGGCTTTAAGTAGTTTGGTTGCCGCGTCTGCCAGGCTGCCACCTTTGACGTCACCGACATCAATACTGAAATTACCTTCTGGTGCCGCGATCGTAACGAAGCTATCACCATCTAACGTCACATAATTTACAACAGCGCCGTTATCCAGCGTAGTTTTACCATCAGTGGCAAGGTTATGTTTTACGTGTCGAAGTTGGTCATTAAAAGTTCTTTCTTTTGCTTTATTCTTTTTATAAGACAGCAACTTATCTCGTTTTTCCTGCAACTCTGCGTTAAGGACTTTCTGTGCATCAAGTTGTTTCTGCATTTCCGCGAGGGCATTGCGCTTTTCTGTCAGTCCACGCTGCGCTACTTCCACCCGATCAATCATCATTGACCGTTCTTCAGCCAGCTTATCAGCTTCATTGAGATAACTCTCAATATCCGCCTTCATTTTGTCCTGTCGCTCTTTTGCCTTCTTGAATTTTGGGCTGTTACGCTCAATCAAATTAGAAAGCGCCTGGCAAACCTGGCTTAAAGAAACATCTCTCCCGCCGATCGGGGCAACAACGTGAGTTACGTTACGCTTATTAAGTAAAAACTGAAATGCAACCAGTTCATCATTACTCTTGATTTTCGCGCCATCGGCGGTTGGAGAGTGGAAGATGATACTTGTGCTTTGCCCATCAGTCAGTGGTATCTGTGCTGTTAAAACTGGAATATTAGCTACGCGACGAACACGCCCGATAATTGCTCCGCCAATACAATTCCGACCATTTTCATCCGCCCCGGCTTCATCAGTTCCTGCTGATATATTCGTTCCATTCAAGCCACGATTTAGCGCACGCACGAAAGCCCGCATTGTTTGTGCAAGCCTAATTCTGGTCGTAGTAATGGCCTCAAACATAGCTTCGTCGGACACAACAAGAATTTCATTGCCCATATAGGCAAGCTCGATATCTTCTAATGTAGCCGCTTCAAAAATCAGATCATCTTCACTTAAATCCTCCGAAGACCAGCGGCTCGGTGTATAACCAGGAATCGTATCAGCGAAAGTAGATTGAATATTGATCCGTATGGGATTCTTAATCATGCTTCATCCTCCAGACGCGCGATTTCTTCTTTAAGCGCACGCGTCTTAGCTTGTTCCTGAGACAATGCCGCTTTAACGTTATCCGCATCTTGCATTGCCTTGTCTGACTTGCTTTGGATCTTAGCCAGTTTGTCGTTAGCATTAGCGATATCTTCACGAAGCGCATCACGTGATTCTTTCGCTTCAGCTAACTTCTGAGCGTTGGATTTAACCCCTTGTCGCTTCTTATTTCCTTCATCAATATTTTTTGCTGCACGAGCAAGTTTTCGAGCTAATGATTTCTGGAAAGATGTTGCTCCGCGATTAAATAAAGCCGCGAGAGACTGCCCCAAAGCCGCCATTGTTTTTACTGGCTTGAACGGTACTGTTTTACCGTTCAGTTTTATCCCAGATATATCTCCGGTATCGTTAACCTGGACTTCCATTGTCTGTTCATCAATACCAACAAGGGTAAACGTGCGTGTCATGATCCCATCTTTCTTCCTGCCATTGCTGGCAGGGATCACCCTCGCTATCTTGTAACCACCTTTGCTGATTTCTTTGACGAGTTTTGCCAGTCCCTTTTCGTTTAACTCATCATAATTAAGAAGAACATAATTAGCCTTATTCGACATTCCAGTCTCCTTCACGCTTTTCGATCGTAAACTGGCGCTCTATGCAGTCATTGATAGGGAAAATGCGATAAAGCGGATTCAGTCGGCAGTTACCGTTAGTCAATGTGACTTTCAGATCCCACTTCGTTGGCTCAAGATATTTCGTATCGATGAGCAAATACTCTTCTCTCTCACCACGTTTTGAAGCGTCAACTGGTCGCGTTTTCCCTGAAATAACCACAGATGGATTTTTCAGGTCTTGCAACCAATATTCGATTTGAGCATTGCTAACCCAGCTTCGCTTAACACGTAGCGAAACAGGAAATGCTATAGCGGATTCTTTCACTACAGCGTCACCAATACTCAAAATCTCAACACTCTTGCGACGAAAAATGAAACGGTCAATGATGGCAACAAATGCCATGATAAAAATGAAATAATTTCCAAAGTTACCCATTATTTCTCTCCACCTTTTCCCCCATTCGCTATTACGCTTAAGAGATTCAAGACGTTACTAGCTCTGGACTTCAAGCCTTGTAAAATTTCACTACCGTTGTTACTGGCAATCAGAACAACGCAGAAAATGATACCTTCAGGCCATTCTTGGCTAACCGCCACCCCATACCCCGCAAGCCCGGCTGTTACCGCAGTAAACAATTCACTCGCAAGATTGAGCAGGGACGCAGAAATGCGCCCGTCTCTAACTCCGAGAAGGAATACGCCGGTTCCACTTAGTAGGGATGTTATGACTACTACAGCCAGATTTTCATAATCTGCAAACATACCCCTCCAGAAATAACATCTAATGCGCCACTAACTTAGTCAGTTTGTTATTTCCTTACAGGACATCTTCTAGAATCTCCCCCCTTAACATACAAGGGGGGACATATGCTTATTGGATACATTCGCGTATCAACTAATGACCAAAACACCGCTTTACAACGAAACGCCCTTGAAAGCGCAGGATGTGAGCTAATTTTTGAGGATAAGGCGAGCGGCAAAAAGGCTGAACGCCCAGGATTAAAAAAGGTTCTGCGTATTCTTTCCAGAGGTGACACCCTGGTCGTATGGAAGTTAGATCGTCTTGGGCGCAGCATGCGTCACTTGGTTGTGCTGGTGGAGGAGCTGCGTGACAGAGGAATTAACTTCCGGAGTCTCACCGACTCCATCGACACCAGTACACCAATGGGGAGCTTTTTCTTTCACGTAATGGGGGCGCTGGCAGAAATGGAACGTGAGCTTATCGTTGAACGTACACGCGCTGGACTTGATGCAGCTCGCGCAGAAGGTCGTATAGGTGGGCGTCGGCCTAAATACCAAGAAGAAACATGGCAGCAAATGCGGCGATTGCTGGAGAATGGCATCCCCCGTAAGCAGGTTGCAATCATCTATGATGTGGCTGTTTCCACGCTTTATAAGAAGTTTCCGGCGTCGTCATTTCAATCCTAAACCTTGGTTTAAGAGAACTCGGCACAAGCGGCGAAAAGATCCCCCTGTTGAGCACGGCTAACACCTGGAGTGAACGCCAGACTTTCAACGGCGGGATCACCGGGACGCTGACGGGGAACGCCGATACCGCGACGAAATTAAAAACAGCACGGAAGATTAATAACGTGCTGTTTGACGGTTCTAAAGATATTTCTCTGACGCCTGCGAACCTTGATGTCACCAGCCTGACGTTTATGAAAAACAACGGCGAAATGCCGGTTGATGCTGATCTGAATACATTTGGTCCCGTTAAGGCTTATCTGGGGATCTGGTCTAAAGCTACCTCAACTAACGCAACACTGGAGAAAAATTTCCCGGAAGATAATGCTGTCGGTGTGCTTGAGGTTTTTGCTGCCGGCAATTTTGCAGGCACGCAACGCTTTATCACGAGAGACGGCAATGTATACATGCGTAAACTCGCCAATCAGTGGAATGGTACTGATGGTCCATGGGGCGTATGGCGTCACACTCAATCAGCTACCCGCCCTTTGAGTACGACTATAGACCTGAATACGCTTGGAGCCGCCGAACATCTTGGTTTATGGCGTAACAGTAGCTCGGCTATAGCTTCATATGAACGCAATTATCCAGAGGAAGGCGGCTTTGCTCAGGGGATGCTTGAGATCCTCGAAGGCGGAAATTATGGAAGAACGCAACGTTATACCACTCGCCGTGGAAATATGTATGTCCGCTGTCTTGCGGCAAGCTGGGATGCATCAAATCCGCAGTGGGAACCGTGGTTAAGAGTCGGTCATCAGTCAGATAGTCGTTATTACGACGGGGATTTGAATGATGTGACTTCACCAGGTATTTACAGCGTTACAGGTAAAGCGACCAACGGTCCAATACTGGACGGAAACGGCGTGACAGTCATCGGTATTCTGGAAGTGTTGAGGCGCTTTGATGGTGTTAACGTATGGCAGCGTTATACAACTGCCGGAACAGGTGCAACCCTTAAAGGTCGCACGTTTGAGCGCGTCTATACCGGCAGCTCGTGGAGCGAATGGCGGGAAGTCTACACCTCGTATTCACTTCCCCTGAATCTGGGTATCGGCGGTGCAGTGGCAAAGCTCACCAGCCTGGACTGGCAGACCCACGACTTTGTGCCGGGCAGTCTGATAACCGTTCGGCTTGATAACATGACCAACATTCCCGACGGTATGGACTGGGGCGTCATTGATGGCAACCTGATAAACATCGCAGTTGGTCCGAGTGATGATTCCGGTACTGGGCGCTCAATGCATGTATGGCGCAGCACTGTAAGTAAAGCGAATTACCGCTTTTTTATGGTGCGTATTTCAGGAAATCCGGGAAGCCGCAAGATCACGACAAGACGTGTGCCAATTATCGACGAAGCTCAGACATGGGCGGCGAAACAAACCTTCAGCGCCGGTATTTCAGGCGAACTGTCCGGCAATGCGGCTACAGCTACAAAGCTGAAAACGCCAAGGACAATTAACGGCGTAAAATTTGACGGCTCGGCAGATATTGAAGTCATCCCGGTTGGCGTTCCTTTACCGTGGCCTTCTGCTACTCCGCCGACAGGCTGGCTGAAATGCAACGGTGCTGCCTTTGATATGACGAAATACCCTCAACTTGCAAAGGCATACCCAACTGGAAAACTACCTGATTTACGTAGTGAGTTTATTCGTGGCTGGGATGACGGGCGTGGTATTGATGCAGGACGTGCTTTATTGAGCATTCAGGCAGGGATGCTGGAGAAGCACCGCCATATTGTTGTTGCTAACGATGGGTATGATTCAAAAGAGGAATGGGAACTGGCGACAATCTTCAGAAGAGCATATACGCAAGGCCGGGGGCTTGATGCTGCCGATGCCGGAGGGACCCTGATTCCATCACCGACACTTCATTCACGAGGGAGTATCGGTAATACTGGCGGGAGTGAAACCCGTCCACGAAATATTGCATTTAACTATATCGTGAGGGCTGCATAATGGATAACGCCGTATTAAATAGCGAGCTTATTGCCACGAAGGCGGGGAATATTACCGTATATAACTATGATGGTGAAACTCGGGAATATATTTCCACATCAACTGAATATCTTGCTGTTGGTGTCGGTATCCCTGCATATTCCTGTTTGGATGTCCCTGGCACACATAAGGCGGGTTATGCTGTCTGCCGCTCAGCAGATTTAAACTCATGGGAATATGTGCCAGACCATCGCGGTGAAATTGTCTATAACACCGAAACGGGAGATGCCAAAGAAATCACTGCACCGGGCGACTATCCTGAAAATACAACCACTATTGCCCCGTTAACGCCATACGATAAATGGGATGGTGAGAAATGGGTGACGGATGTTGAGGCACAACACGGTGCCGCAGTAGAAGCGGCAGAAGCACAGCGCCAGTCGCTGATTGATGCAGCTATGGCTTCCATTAGTCTGATTCAACTGAAATTACAGGCTGGACGGAAGCTGACGCAAACGGAATCCACCCGACTAAACGCCGTGCTGGATTACATTGACGCGATAACGTCAATGGATACCAGCTCTGCGCCGGATGTCACCTGGCCTGAATTGCAAGAGGCGTAAGCCCAACATATGGAGCACTGGAGATATCTACTTCCTCCAGTGCATCTGGATATAATTATTATTCTGGTTTATCAGGCCATTGTGGATTTGCGGCATCCACGCGACTGACCAGAACGCTGTAACGCTCCCAGGCTTCCAGTCGACTACTCTCCTCATCTGTTGCCATATTCAACCTGACTGCGCGCTCCAGCGGCAAAATCACGGATTCAGCTTCGGAAAGCAAAGTGACTTTTTGCAACTCTGCCTGTTGTTGTAGTTCATCTTGGGTATAAATCCGTTTGATTACAGCGCCATCTTTGAACATCCAGTTACCCGAAATATCAGCCCGTCTATTGGCTGTTATATCAGGCAACTCAACAACGCTTAAACCTTCTGGATTAATTGCCGATACATCCTTATCAATAGCAACAATAACTCCCTCTGCTGTGTAAGCTAGCTTTATTGTATCTTCCTGAAAGTTTTTCACTTCCTCATACCAGTTTTTTCCGTCTTCAGACCATAACCAGATAACATTAAAATTCTTTGTTAGCTGATATTGTTCAACGGTTTTTGGATTACCTGCGACAATGTTTTTTAAATGCTGCATAAGTTACACCTGCGCCACGTTATACCATGTGCCATTAATGTATTTTTGTATTGGTCTGAATACTGCCGGATCATCGCCATCAACTTCGCCGACAATGCCAAGCCCTGTAATTACATGACCTGATTTCTCATACATCACGCCTCTTTGCATGGTCTGAACAACACGAGTGCCCAGGCGAATATCTCGTACATAGCGAGAATCCGATTCAGCTTTGGTATATGCACCAACATCTCCCGCAGAGGGTTTGCGGGTTGTGGTATAAAACTCTGACCAGTCAGCCTCAAATCCATAACCATCTCGCGCTGAACGATAATAAATACCGCCGTTCTTATAATTCACACGGAACTGAACCGCCGGGCAACTCCCCGCATTCATATTAAAGTGAAGAATCAATGTTGACGCTCCACTAATAGTCGCATTATAAACGCCGCTATTTGAGTTCCATCCAACAGCTTTGTCATTTCCAACAGTGCTTCCTGTTTGCCCTAAAGCAAATGCAGGTTGTTGATTTTTCGTGTTGTAGTCTCGTCGCCAGCCAGGGGCGTAATCTGCGCCATGGTTTATATAAGTAAATTGTGCATTAGTAGTTCCGCCACCGTTGGAAGTGCTCGGGGTGGTTACACGGATGGTCATGGCACCTTTATGACCCATAACCTCAATAACGCAACCTGCAAGATGAATAGTTCCACAGCCAGTATCGGTAATAATTTTATTATTGCCGTATGACCATGAACATTTGCACATCCAGTATGGGTGATTGAATGCCCCTTGAGAATCCAGCCATTCAATCAATTGTGCCGTTGTCCAGTTCCCTGCACCTGTACTAATAGAACTGTGAAAAGCGCGACATGCACCAATATTTTTTGTGAAGGTATCTTTTCCTGGAATATCTGCGCCGTTCTGGTTTTTCTGTAATGCTCCTGCGGCTAATTCTACGGTTTGCTCAAGATTTAAATCTTCCGCCGTTAGCTCAATATTTTTAGAACCATCAAACGAGACGCCGTTGATAGTACATGCTGTCTGCAACTTGGTCGCTGTCGCTGCATTACCGGTAGTGTTCTGATTACCTGTTTTATTCACACCTGGCAGGTCGATATTGGCACTACCATCGAATGACACACCGCCTATTGTGCGTGCTGTTTTCAATTTCGTCGCGGTGTCGGCGTTCCCTGTCAGTGCCCCGGTGATCCCGCCGTTAAAAGTCTGGCGCGCACTCCATGTGTTAGCCGTGCTCAACAGGGGGATCTTTTCACCGCTGGTACCGAGTTCTCTTAAACCAAGGTATTGGATAACGGCAAGGACACTTGTTTTAGCCAGAATATCGCGACCGACTGACGTTAAATCAGTCTGGGCAACAGTATCTTTACCGGTAAAGTACGGCAATTTATTTGCGCCAGTTGCAAGCCCCGCAAGTGCGGTTAAAGTTGCGTCAAGGGGCTGTTTTCCCGCGAGCGCATTTGTCATTGTTGTCGCAAAATTCGGGTCATTACCGAGCGCCTCAGCCAGTTCATTCAGCGTATCCAGAGCTTCAGGCGAAGAATCTACTAATGCAGATATAGCCGCTCTTACATAAGCGGTCGTGGCAATCTGCGTATTGTTCGTACCCTGTCCCGCAGTCGGCGCAGTAGGAACTCCCGTTAATGCAGGGCTTGCCAAAGGTGCTTTAAGAGCAAGGGCATTGTTGATAGTTGTGCTGAAATTCGGGTCGTTATTGATCGCAGCCGCTATTTCTTTCAGAGTATCCAGTGTTCCCGGAGCGCCATTGATAAGTGCAGATATAGCCGCTCTTACATAAGCGGTCGTGGCAATCTGCGTATTGTTCGTACCCTGTCCCGCAGTCGGCGCAGTAGGAACTCCCGTTAATGCAGGGCTTGCCAAAGGTGCTTTAAGAGCAAGGGCATTGTTGATAGTTGTGCTGAAATTCGGGTCGTTATTGATCGCAGCCGCTATTTCTTTCAGAGTATCCAGTGTTCCCGGAGCGCCATTGATAAGTGCAGATATAGCTGCCTTAACAAAGGCTGCATTTGCGATCTGCGTGCTGTTTGTGCCTTGCTCTGCCGTCGGCGCGGTTGGTATACCTTTCAGATGAGGGCTATCGATCGGGGCTTTTGTGTCAACCAAATCATGGAGGGTTTTGACAGCCAAAGGTGTAGCCGCTTTTCTCTCTTCTGTACTGCTTATTTCATTAGAGAACTCAACACCCACAGCACGATTGACACGGTATTTAAGCACTATCATTTCTTTAGTCACAGCCGTTGCCCCGCTGGGGACCACAACTCGACATAATTCAATTTGATTCTGCCCAATAGTGTTGTCCGTGCGCGCGTATATTCTGGCGGCACTGACAGAAGATGTGCTATCTACCTGTATCGTTTTTACACCATGTTCAAAATTAGCTTCAAGCACAATAATGTTGGTAGCCCCGGCCTTTACCGAAACAATCACATCTTCTATTTGCTGAACGGATATCTGAACATTATTTACATCTACTGAAGCAGCCCCCTTACCTTCTGAGTTTTCAGAAGTGATACGGACACTCAATCCTGTGCCGGGAACTGGTTCAAATCCGCAGTAAAAACCAGGCAAAACAATATTTTTTAACTTCCTGTTAAGAGCCGAGCTACTATACAGGTCGAAATATTGAACATCAGCAAGCAGTGGCTGTGTGACACCTGAAGATAGTGTCATTATGCTTTTCGTTTTATCAGCACCCATGATCATCCCTCAACTTGCTCTATTGTCATGAGAATGCTGTAACGCTTACCTTTGTAGAGAGTATCCTGTTGGGCGCAAAGCACACCAAAAGCCTGATCCTCAGCATCGACAAGCACAAGCGTGTTAAAGTCGTAAGGCGTGTTATCTGGCATTCTTTCTTGAGGGAATGCTGCGTTGATAGTGATAATCCCATCCACGCTGGACAATATCAGATCGGAAACAGCAAACTGTTGAGCATCACTCAATTTAAAATCGAGGGGAATGTCAGCAATATTCCAGCCACCAGCACCATTTGCTGTTACCAGTCCAGATTTGCACCAATACGCCTTAGAGATAACGAAACGCGCACCTTTCCCGATCGCTGATTCGGCACGACGTGAATAGTAGTAGGAAAGCAATTGTGCCTTATACAGGCTATTGCCATCTCTTGCCTTTAAATTTTCTGCCATACGAACATAGCCCCTTCATAAGCAATGAACCGAAGGAGAGTATGCTCAGTTTGTGATTTCCGTTGTTCTTCCCCCTGGCGCAGGGGGAGAGAATGATCAAACAGGCGGAAGGTGGTAATCTAAAGGCCAAGCATCTAGTGGGATCACATCAAGATGTAGTTGCTTTTCTGTCGTTCTGTTCGGCATAGCATCAAATGCAATATTGTCTACCTGGCAGGAGTTATCACTACGGGATAACATATCAGCCATACACTCCGTAACATAAACGCCTTCAATTACCGAAACATCTGTAGACAGGCTATTAAGTATTTCTGCCACTTCAGGAAATACAGCACTAAGCCGGAACGAGACACCATCGAAAACAATATGCAATGGCAACAAAGGAGCTATTACCGTTTCAAAATCTGATAATAATTTCTGCACAGCAGCTTCTTTATCTTCTTCTCCATATGAACGATATAGCTTGTTCTGATCAACGACAACCAACCCCCTTGATGTCAGGAAGAACTCACCGAATTGAGCCTGCGCCGTAGGTATCTCAATTTCGGTCGCAAAATATGAGCCATAAGGGTGTTTTTCTATATTTACAGGAGCATACAGCGGCTCCCAACTAACCGGAATACAACCGAATTCACGCCAGAATGTCTGTTCAATAGGAAGAATAGTACCTTTAAAGTGCACTTCATCTAAACGTTGCGCCAGAAGCATTGGTCTGCGGGTCTTATCTTTTTCGGTGATAACGAAAAAACGCCCGTATTCGGCAATGCGTGCATCCATATCCTCACTGTCCATCGTGAAGAAAGATTTCCTGTTACTTATCCGTGTTAATATTGGTTCTACAGCTTCATTCCAGACATCCTGTAAAGCGTCTATAAATTCCCCCCAGAGATGAGAATCCTGTTTTACCTTAGTTAACCGTTCCTTAAGCCAATTATCTTTCATGCCAACCTCATTACGGATAAGAAATGCTGAAAGTAGAAGATTTTACGTCAAGATAAATAAAGTCATTAAAGTAAACAGCATCCTTCATATTTTGTATTTTTATGTCATAAGAGAGAAACATATCCAACGATTCTATTACGCGCCAAATATCTTTGACTTTTACCTGCGCATAGCATTGCTGGGAATCATCATCACTCTGTAGCAATAAACTGAACGAGGACGAATCACGCCCAAAATTATCTTCCAACGCGGCTTTAATGGCATTTTTAGCATCGTCTATCAGAACACTTTTACGTGCAATACCAGTAAAATTTATCGTAAAAGGCTGTTCATTTGTATCTACATACTCGAACCGCTTGTTCAGTTCATTTGGAACATTCTCCAGGGCTTTAAGAATTTCTGCCTTAAGTTGCTCCTGGCTTACGCCCGGCTTATGTCCACAAAAGAAAATCTTATTGATGTTACGCACATCAAATCCTGTTATTTTTTCTTGTAACGCTTCACCCCAAACGTTCAGCCATGACGTACCGTGTACCACGTTCTGGATGAATTGACGGTAATCACCGCCCCATACGACTTGTTCATCATATGCAACATAATACTGTGCGCGATTTCGGGTTTCTTCTGTTGTTTCCATGCCACCGCCGCCAGTAATGATCGAATCGGTTTTAAACTCCAAAGACTCTATGTATTGGGCAATATTTCCAGCTGGTTCTAACTTTTGTCCTTCAGCCAAAGTATAGTCGCCAAGGCTAGCCATAACATCAATTCTAACCTGACAACCTGCTGGCGGCATCATACCCATAGAGCCGTCACCAAATTTAACGCCAAGTTGTTCAGTTGGCTTATATGCCAATGAATAGTGCTTACTTTTGTCTCTGGACATTCGAAAAAATGGGTTGTAGACCCATTTTTTTTCTACACCATTTGTAATAACATAAACATCAAGGCTAGAGACTTCTTTTGTTAATTCTCTGGAAAGCAACAACGTCAGGAATAGCGTTTCCTTTTCAATATCAAATGTAACGCTTACGGCTTCGTGCTGTTTGACTTCTACACCAGAAACAGTTTTCCCAGCAGGAACAACCACACTGTTAATAATTGCTAAAGGAGTTTGGTCGCTAGCAAGCAATTCTGCCCCGGCTGGTAACGTAATATCCCGATCAGTTTTATTGGTTATCGACGTTGTTCCGTATGAAGCACTAACAAATCGTCCCACGTAGCCACGGTCTTCAGCAACCGCCAAAATACTTGACCGGCGCGTAGCTGTTGAAATAAGCCCCTCAGTAAGACCACGACTTGCAAATGTACGAGCAATATAAATAAGCTGTGCTCCGAACACAGCGTGCATCTGCACAAACTGACTGTTTACAAATCGTGACCACCATGTATTTTCATTTAGCTTGGCGTTAAATTTGTCCAGTAATTCTGTAATGGTCACGCGCCCACCCCGCTTGATTTCTGCATAACAATATCCATGCTTCCACCTTTCGCATAAAAACTAATTAATAAAGAATCTTCAGAAATGGATGTACAGCGAATTCCCTGCACATCTAAACCAGGTAGATCTTGTCGTAGTTTTGTCATCATTCTCCCTTCAATAGCCACTTCGACTATGTGCGAAGTTTCAGAGCCGAATGGTTCATGCTTAAATTCTTCCATTGGATTTCCCCAGGACGGCAACCCATAAACGCTTCCTTCCGGGGTTCGTAACCACTCGTCAAGGCGAGCCATCCAGGCTGCTGTATTTCCCTCTGCAATAATGACACCGCTTTCGTTCGTTTGAAGTCTTGCGTCTATTTCGTAAAGCATCAGTATTAATCCTCCAGCAGTGCATCCAGCGACTGGTCATTAATAGTTGTGCTCGCACGTGGTCGCGGCTGCGGCTGCGATGTTTTGACAACATTATCCGGATCGCCTTTTGTATTGTTCTTGTTCACATTCAGCAGATCGTTCAGGATAGAGCAGATGTTATCCAGCGCCTTCAACATAGCAGGATCGTTATTTATAGTGTCAGTAGTTAATGGTTGTCTTATTCCGCTTCGTGCGAGATCGGTTACAGTAGGGAGTTGTGGCGGCATAGCAAGAAAAGGTTCTTGCACAGCTGAAGCAGAGCCAAATATGGCGTTATTGGCACCAGTTGCTATTCCCCTAATGCTATTAGCGGTTTGTTGAATCCCCCCATTCAGCCAGTCTCCAACATTTCTTGTTAATGGGCTAATAGCTCGCGCAATCGCACTATTCTGCCCAGTAGACTGCATTACAAGATCGTTCAATATCCCTGTACTATCAATCCCCCCAACAAGTCGTGAAAGGTTATCGCCAACGGCAGGAATTACTGCGGTTCCTGTCTGTTTAAGCCCTGACACCGTGGAATCAAATAGCGAACCAAAGAAGCTCTTATCCTCACCTGTAACCACCTTGTAGCCGTTGTCATAAATCTGCACATCACTTGGTGCCGTGATAGTTCGTTTTCCAGAGGTAACTACTGGCGCAGCTCCCGCCATAGCCTGGTTGATTGCTAGAGCCTGCTCCTGCTGTGGGGTTTTCGGTGCTGGCGCTGCAGATGAAAAGCCCGCCATAGCCTGGCTGATTGCTAGAGCCTGCTCCTGCTGTGG